CCCCGCCGGTGCACCCCCTGCACCGTCCAGCGCACCCGGACAGACTGCACAGAGCAGACAGCAGAGCAAGGCACACACGCCCGGACGCTGGACACGCTACACCGGTCTGCACCCTATACCAGACAGGCCACGCCGGGCAGATCGAAACAGTGCAGGGGGCTGGACTGTCTGCGCAGTGTGTCCGAAACTGTGCAGATTTGGACACAGCACAACAACGCATAAAAGCAAACACTAAAAAGTGTGCAATGTTGCGTGTGCAACTTGACACGAACACTAAAAAGTGCTATTATAATGCCAGAAACAAACGAACACTAAAAAGTGTTACACCACCACAAAACAGGAGGACAAAAAACATGAAAAAGACTATCAATGTGAACGATCTGTGTAACGAGTTCAAGGACTACGGCCGCGACTATTACAGCTATGAAGGCTATGAAGCATTGCTCAACTACTATGATGAAATCGACCCGGATATGGAGCTTGATGTTATCGGTATTTGCGGCGACTGCACCGAATACGGCGACTATTGCGAAAATGTTTGCTCCTTCTCTTCTCTGATCGCTGATTATGGCTATCTTATCAATGATGATATTGAAGACGACATTCCCCGCGAAGATTATATTGAAGAGCTTGTCGAAGCACTTGAAGAGCGTACAACGGTATTAAAGCTCGATAATGGTAATTACATTGTATTCACATTCTAAGGAGGTATAAAGATGATTGCACTTGACTTTACCCAGTGGGCTGCCCTCTGGTACGTGGGCGGCATGATCAGCGGCGCGCTTGTTATGATTGCATTTCTCAATAGCTAATAAGGAGGGCTAAAAAATGACCACGTTTGAAGAAAAGGTGAACGCATACCGCGAAAACAAGCGGCTGATGGAAGAGCTAGAAGCAATGAACGATGCAATTAAGGCCGATATAATCGCCATGATGCACGGCGCACCGGAAATGGTACAGGGCACTGCAAAGGCCATTTACAAGGATGTTTCTTCCGTCCGGTTAGATAGCAAGCTACTCAAGACGCTGCACCCGGATGTATACGCAGAGTGCAGCAGCAAAACCAGTTACAAGCGGTTTAGCGTAGTATAAAGGGGTGCGACGAGTGATATTATCTTGCATCCTGTTTTTCTTCTGGTTTTTCAGCGCACTTTTTAAAGCCAGCAAATAAGCCGCCCGGATACTTTAGCGGGGCTGCACCGTAAAGCAACCCTGCCCCAGCCCAAAAGGGCAAAAATATTTTTGCAAGTCCTGTTTTTGGGGCCTACAATATGATATACTATAAAAAAGGGCAGTAAAAGCCCAGAAAGAAAGGCATCACCATGAAAACTTACACTGAACACGAAGTCAACGGCTTGAGCATTTACGTTGATGACGAGACCGGAAAAGTACATCACGCAGTAAATTGGGATAGCCCAAACCAAACAACGCTTTACCCGTACGCCTACAACACCCGCTCCCGTGTGTGGGATAATGTCAGCGGGGATTATACGCTAACAGGATTGAAGCGCACAAAGCGCCTGATTGAATGGCACTAACAAAATCTTAACCCCGCCCACGCTGGCGGGGCTTTTCTTTTGCCTTGCATCTGCTGAGGGTGCAGGGCTTTTATTTTGCCCTGCTGCAATGCAGCCACATACAAGCATTTACAGGGCGTTTTGCCGTGTAAATGCAATTATACCGCCAATGCCACAAAACAGCGCACAGAGCTTTACAGGCGCCTTTCCTGCGGTTCGTCCCACTCAACCGCCACAGATACAAGGCCGACACAACAAGCCATTGCACAGCCTGCGACACGCTGGAGCGCCTACCAGCGCCCGGACGCTTTGCACAGATACCAGATACCACCGCCGCACCGGGCGTTGTACAGGCCAGCACAGCCGCCTATTATAATAAGGTATATAAGGGTGCAGCGGTGCGCCCCCTGTTATGGATCCATGCCAGACGGTACAACATAGCGCAGACCATGCCAGCGGCGGCGCGGAACCACTGGCGGCTGCCGCCGTATCTCTTTTCGGGCTTTCGCCCGATAGCCAATAGAGGTCAGCAATAGTCGTAAAGTCATCAGACAACTATCTTTTGAAAGTCCTATATATCGTATAGTAAAGAGTAGTTCTCTGATAGTCGTAGAGTAATGGTCGCAGCATTTTCTTGCGAACTATCGTCAAATAGTCGTGCATTTTTTGTGTGAAATAGCTGTTCGCCTTTTAGAGAAAGAGAGGGGCGATAGTCGCTAAGTAGTCCGACCACTCCAAAAATCACCTCTCGTTCCAATTTCGCATAATATATTCCTCCGCTAGTTATATCTATTTCGTATAATGGCAGTACTTATTATAGTATACAGATATAGTTACTCCTGATAATCACGGATTATTTCGTATAATAACTCATACCATCCGATTCTGTCTGTTCCTGCTCGATTTAATTCCCAGTAACGCACTATGGTATCTCATTCAATCCATAGCATTCTACTAGGAATAGTTAATGCAACATTTATACATATTCAACCGACTGCAAAATGAAATCAATTCTCCATGTGAAATAGTCGTAGCAGTTGATTGATTAGATGCTATTACCCTATGCAGGTTAGATGCTGTTACCGTTAGAGGTCACCCGGTCGGCGCGGTGCGCCGGACGATAGAGGGTGACGTAACGTAGAGGTTAGCTAGACGATCTGCCTATATTCAGCCAATAAGAACCTGACAGAAGATGCTGGTTACGGTCTGCTCTGCTGGCTAACGGTATAGTTTTGGAGATAGAGGGTTGCAGGGAGAAAGAACCTTTGCAAAATATTTGGTTGTCATTTTCAGTTGTCGCAGTTGTCGCACCATTTTGGCGTGGGGGCCTCAAACAATTTATTTGTTTGAGGGGGGAGCTAGGGGGATTATAGGGGGTAATAGGGGTTGTAGGGGAAAGAGGGGGAAGAAAGGGGGGAAAGATTGGTATACCATGATACCAACGTATACCATTCGTATCAACTGGTACGATTCGTATCGTTTGGTATGCAATAGTCGTAGCCGGTTCGTCTCAATCAGTTATGCGGTTAGATAAATAGTCGCTGGTGTTCATTCATCTGGCTGCTATCATCGCGGGAAAGGCGTGTAAGAGCCTGTCTGCCGCGTTTTTCTGATTGACCCGATAACTTTCACGTCCGAACTCAAAAAGCCGTTCTCCACGCTCCTACATCGTTCTAATCGCATAGTCTAGTTTGAGATATACCATCAGCATCAACGGAGAGCCGTCTTCGAGCGTCCGTGGCGCGTTTTCGCGATTAAGTCGATAAAGTTATCGTCTAGCATCTAAAACGCCTTAGAACAGGCTTTCTCGTGGAGTTGGCAAAAACAAAAGGCTGCCATTGCTGACAGCCCATGCGCTCAGATTCTGTATTCGCTTTCAATGTCTCAAGACCACGTTGGACGAATGAATCAGATAGGTCACGCCGTCAATCTTTACTTGAAGCTGGTCGCCCTCATAATCGTCCCAACTTTCCAATCTCCCCTCGACAATCGTTCCATCAGGCATTTTCAGCTGTGCCCATGAGTAGCTATACGTCAGGTCTATCACCTGTTTGTTGCATCCAGTCATCAGTATAATGCCAGCCAGAGCGGATACGAATACGGTCAAAATCTTTTTCATAGTTGTTCTCCTTTACGCCATATAGTCCTCAAACCGTTTTACCGAATTGAAGATAATTTTGTTGTTACACCATCTCTGCAAGTGCCTAATCTCTTTCGGTGCGGATGGCTTGTTGTAAATCATCACATAGGGGTCGTAGCCCAGATCACGAAGTGTGTAGATGCGATACAGGTCTTGTTCTAACGTGCTGTTAAAGTTCGTTAGGCAGTAAACCATGCCAATGTTTGACTTTCGCCGAAATCCCTTTGCAAAGTCCTCAAACTTGCCTTTCAAATCATCATTAGGGTTATCCCATGCAAAATGTAGCGTACCAATCCGCATTTTGTTGATGTCCTCAATGTCTGCTTGATTCAACAAGCGAATGTCCAGACCTTGCGTGAAGTCAATTTTTGCGTGGGTATCAATGTACTGCTGCATAAGGTCACGTTTGTCTTTGCAAGCTGTGATGTTTGGGTCTAAAACTTTGATTTCGTCCTGACCACACCAAAAGTCGCTTACATCTGCCACTTTTATGGCACATCTTCCCTCTTTTGCTGCAACATGGCAGAAAGAACACCCTCTTGGGCATCCCCGGCTTGTCATGCTGACTGCAAACGGGAACTGTGGGTAAATGCTGTAATCGGGGAAAGACTTCTCGATTTCAGGCGGTAAATCAACGTCTTTCGATTTATCGAACATTTCTTTGCCGTCCACCGTGCGGATTGCGTATCCTGTGCCGCCTTTAATCACCTTGTCAGCGTTCAATGGCTCTGGCACGTCAGGGCTGTACACGTCTGAAAAAATCTTACTCATGTACACAATGTCATAGTGGATAAAATCACTCCACCACCATTCTACTTCATCCCCTTTTGCCTTGTGATAGCTTGAAATCCGCATCAATGCAAGGTTTGGGAAGTTGTGCCCATCTACGTCAATCAATCCAATTTTCATATTTCTCCTGTATTTTGTGTAGCGAAAAATATTTGCTGGGTTCAGACGGTAACTTTATCGTCCAGACCCTGTTATCTGTTTTTCTTGCCTATTCTACTGTGACGATATGAGCGCAGAAGCGATGCTAGGCTACTATCACTCAATCGCTTCGTATGTTTTCTCGAAAATGTCAGGTTTACACGGGTAGATTTCGCCATTTACGCCACGAATGATATAATCGCCTGTTCTCGCAATCATAGTCCCTTCAAGCGTTTTAATCTCGCACCACGCAGGGTCATCGTAAAACTTTCCGAAATCATGCGTGATAATATCATTGCTACTTACTGCATCCCAGAACCAATCTTCTCCAACAAGTCCTCGTGCATTGAGCTTGAATGCTTCGATAACAACTGGCTTCTTGCGGTATTTCATATTTATTCTCCTCTCGTTACATCCACACGCATTCTTTGAACTGCTGCGTCTCCATCTGGAACGTGATGTCCAGTGACCCCACGTTGCCCTCTTTGTTCTTCTCAAGCGCAAAGTGATAGTGCTCTTCTGGTCTCTTTTGCGTTTTCACTTTCTGTGCCAGCAGGATAATAGCATCTGCGTCCTGCTCGATTTGCCCGGATTCTCGCAAGTCTGCGGCAGTCGGTGGGATGCCTGCTCTTGCGGTCTCTCGATTGAGCTGTGCAAGTGCTACCACCAGTGTTCCCGTGGACTGTGCAAACTCATGCAGCGCTATACTAATCTCCGTGACGGCACTGTATCGGTCTTTCGCTCCGGCTTGATGGATAAGCTGCAAATAGTCGATGAAAACCACTTTGGCTTGCATCCTGATGGACTGCGTTCTAATCCATCCAACACTCTTACCAGCGGCAGAGCGGACGAATAGCGGATATTTCTTGATGGCTGCCAGTCGGTCAAGTTCGTCAATGCTGACGGTCTTGTTTTTAACCGTGTGCAGCGGTACGCCTAGCTGGTTTGCGATAATACGAGCATAGAGCGTGTCAGGGTCGGTCTCTAAGCTGAAATACGCCACCTTACGTCCGTTCTTTGCTATTTCACAGGCAAGTTGCAGGGATAGAGCAGTCTTGCCAGCAGACGGTCTGCCTCCGATCACAACGAAGTTGCCCGGCATAAGATGCAAGTTGTTATCCAGCACTCTAAGCCCTGTGCTGATATACTCCGGCTTATCATCCAGTCTGCGGATGTAGCTGTCTACACCATCGCACATCGGAATAAAATCACTTCTCTCGTTGTGCAGGTTAATAGCTTCGCCTAACTGCTCATAAATGCCCGTCAGGTCTGCGTATCTGGTCGAGCCATCAACGATTTTGAACGCAATCTCTCTGGCTCTGGACAACGCTGCCTGTTCCTTGACGATTCCAGCCCATCCAAGCATCATATCATGGGTGACGTTTCGGATGAACTCTGCGCCGAAGGCATCCAGACATTCACCCATTGCTTTCTTGCAGTTATCGTACCGCCCCATGACTTCTACCGGGTTCCATTTGTCACTGTGTTCCCAATAACCACGAATGGCAGCGAATGTATCACGCAGTTCAGGGCAGAAATCGTCGATTTTAAGGTCTTGTAGCACATCGGCGTATTCCGAGAACGTGAGGACTGCCCCCAGCAGGATGTATTGGGTCTGATTTTCAATATTCACCGCAGAAAGTCTCCCTCGTCAGGCAATTCAGCCATTGTCTGCTGATAGCCACCATTCCAGTCCTTCACGTTACGCATCCAGTTCCGTGCAGCAGCTTTCCAGTCCTTCATAGGAGATTTACCGACCTTCCAACCATTTGCCGTGAAGTGGTCAACAAACCGCTCTGCTTCTGATTCCATGTAGCCCTTATCGGCAAAGTATTCTCTAGCTTGCTCGACAGTCGGTGCCTTGAAGCGTTTGACTTCATTGGTATTTTTCTTTTCACATTTTTCTTTTTTATCAGATTCAGATACAGAATCAGATACAGATAAGCTACCATTCGTATCAGTTGGTATGTTTGGTATACCATTTATACCATTCGTATCCTGTGATACCATTGGTATGCTTTCGTATTTTTTATCGTTCCAACGCTTGTTTATGTTTTTCTTGTTTGCTTCTCGTCTACGTCTATCACGTTCTTCCATCTTCTGCACGTTCATATCATCAAACGCCTTAACGACTTTCCAGAGCATCCGCATAGCACGGTCGTTGTCGTATGCTGGCTCAAGTCCAGTCTCAACATACTGCGCGTAGTTGCGGATGAATGCTCCAAATTCCTCATTCGTAAGCTCGTCCATCGCATGGACGTGTTCTAGCAGAAGAATCATTGATGTTCTCGGCTTGTGTTCCTGCTCCATACTTAATCCTCTTTGTAACGGCTGTTCCACCGGCTGATGATTTCTTGTCGTCCGTCTTTTTCGTCATACGGTGACAAAACGCCATCTTCATCAAAGCTATAGTAAGCGCTATTGCTCATTGATGCATTATTACACTTTTCACACAGAATCATCCATGTTGTGTGGTATCTTCTCTTTGAATCCACTTGATGCAATCCATCGTGATATAACGTAGGAATAGACCCGCAGAACGGGCATCTCTTAAGTTCTTCCATTTTTAATCCTCCTCAGAATGGGCACTCAGCGTCAGATTCGCGCAGCCAGCCTTCGCCCGGAATGTTGACTATCTCATAATACTGCCGCGCAACGTAGATTGTTTTCTGCCCATCCTCAGCAATCAGGCCGACAATCAGATAGTTGCCAGCAGCCATAAAGAACCAAGGGTTGCTCTTGTAGGTCTCACCCTTCATCCAGTTCTTCATCCTGTTCACGGCTTTTTCAATATCCTTATCGGGGCAGTCCGGGTTTTCGTATGCAAAGAAATCCTCAGGAAATTTAAGTTTTTTCACTTTCTAAATCCCTCTCTCGTTCTCGTGATTCTCTTATGCGCCTTGACAGGCCTTGCGCCTTTGCCATATGCCGGGCGAATATGCCTTGCCTTGATGTACCCACAAGGTGGTTTCGGCCCGAAATCAAAAAGGCTCAAGCCCATAACGATGATGCCAAACTTCTTGTTTGTCATGTTTAGCCCTCCTATACCATCGGAAACGCCATCCAATGCGTCACCGTCACATCTTTCGGCAGTCTCTCGCCTATCTCATCCCAGAACTGACCATCTGCGTAACAGCCAAGAAAGTACGCTGTCGGCGAGAATCCTTGCAACATTTTTCCATCTTTATCACGCCACTTTGTCTTAGTTGCAAGCAACAAAGGTTGCGTCCGCTCTCGTGGCGGTTCGCTTGCTGGATGCCAGAGTGTGTTAGCCATTATCCGATACCCCGCTTACGGATTGTAGGTGAGAACGAAGTTTTGTAACTGCTGCGGCAAGATGTTGATTTCGTAATGATACTTGTCCACGTCAGAACCGCTCAAATCCTCCACAATGTACATTGTGTACTCGTTAAGATAGACGTAATGCTTTTTGTATGTGCCATCGGGCAATTCAATAGTCACCACAAGTTCATTGTTGCTGTTATTGGAAATGTCCATGTTCCCGATTATTTCAAGCATCGGCGTATCAGTTCTTGCATTAACAACAGACAATCTGCGAGTGACGTTGAAATTCTTTGCCTGTTGCGAGATATTGTGATTCACACGAGATGCTTCTGTGCATCCGCACAATGCGATAGATGCCGCCAATGCTACAGATAAAATTGCTTTCTTCATTGTTCTTTTCTCCCTTCAATCTCCTTACAAACCGCCTTGTAGAACGCATCCCACGTCTCATAGTCGCAGGAATCGCCAAAGTCGAAACCAGTCCGCTTGCGTTCTGCAATGTCACGCTCAAAGCAATCAAGCGTCTTGTCCGTCAGTTCTGGCAGAAGCGGCGTGATGTATCCGCAGACAAGGCTAGGCATATACGACCGTCTGCCCAAGCAGTAGCGGACAGCGCAGTTGCAGACCGCTCCGAAGTCGTCATTGGCGGGGTCAATTAACGTAGACTTTAAGTCAGATGCGTTACATTTTAGATAGTCTGCTACAATTTCAAGCTCTCGCTCGCCAAGAATCCTGTAGCCTAGCTCTACATTTGCAATGTAGTTTGAACCATGACCGAGTTGTTTTGCAAGTTCTTGTCGAGTTACGGAAAGCTCATATCTTCGCTTCCTGATTTTCTCCCCTGCTGTCATATTCGTCCAGTTCCTTTCTGATTTGCTGACGCTCTATCTGCTTCAATCTCGCCTTTGCCAGCTTGCGGTTGTCAGCCTTGCGAATAGCCCAGTTGTTGCGGTGGTTTGCCCAGCAAGCGTATCTGTGGCTAAATTCGCTTTGGTCGTACCAGCCCTTGCCAATAAGCCCTTTATAGGTCTGCTGACGTTTCATCTCTCTTCTCCCATTCCTTGCACACATCGTCCGGGTCTGTAAAATCAGCCCGGCACTCAGACAAACCGTTGTAACAGACCCACGAGAATCTGTCGTGCCATTTACAGTTTGAGCAGGACTTGTCCACAGTTTGGCATAAAAGTTTCCCTTTGCTGTCCAGTAGAATGCCATTGCCCAGCCTGATTACATTACTTCCGCTCATCTTTCTTCTCCCATTCCTTACATCCGCGTTCGTCCCACACGAAGTCTGCAACGTGTTTTGACTGGTCGTTCACACACACGCCCTCCGGCTCTGCGTACCATTTGCAAGAGCCACAGGACGGCTCAGATTTATTCTTGCAGGGTTCTGCTGTGCATCGGATAGCCTTGCCAGCGGAAAACTGCTTGATGCCCATGCAAGAGCAGTGTTCGGTGGTGCAGTAGAAATTCATCCGATTCTCCTCCAACCAATTAACTCGCAGACACCAATCGTTACAGGGTCGCATCTGTGAATAACTATGTCCCCTGCTCTATATGCGTTGATAGGCGGTCTGTAGACAAATCCTTTTTCTTTTGATTCAAAAACTCCATCGAGAATGTTCTCCGGCAAAATTAAAAATCCATCAGAATCTAAGATGGCATCGCATTGCTTGCATTTATAGACGCAAACTTTTTTCATCTTCTCTGCCCTCTCTTTCCCCTGTTGAACCGCCCGATCACTCGCTTATATTCTGCATAGCACTCCGGGCACAGGTCGCCTGTGTCCCTGCGCCACGCCCAGTCCTTGAAGTATTCGTCCGGGTTCATCATCCTGCCGCTCAGAACTGCACCGCAGCGGTCACATACTCGCTTGTGGTAGATTCCTCTGTCAGTCTGCATTAGTTATTCTCCCCATCCAACCTGTTTACGCAATTTTCCTTCTGACATTCATTGCAATTTCCGCAACACTCAAAAGAAAAATGCGTGATTTTTTGTGATTTATACTGACGGAGTAAATACTTATATTGGTTGTAGCAGTAAGGACAAACAAGCATTCCGTCAACATTTCCCCATCCGGCTGCTTCTTCGAATTTTTCCCAGTGACTAAATCCGCCGTCCATATCGCCAGTTTTTAAAAGTTTTACGAAATGCGTCATTCCGCATCTGTCACATTTGTAAAGTTGTCCGTTTGTTTTCATTTCATTCATTCTCCCCAACATCCTTGAACAAGATTTCTTTGTCAGCTTTCCAGTCTTTGATTTTGCACGGAATGTCCGTGCCGGGCACGGTCTTTTTCAGCCCATCCATCTGCCAAACATTCCATGAGATGATGTCTGCGATACAGTCAAGGAACATAGGCATACAACCGATTTCCAACCTTTCAGCATCAAACCGATACCTAAAATTTTCGATCAGCGTCAGGAACAGGTTGCACCTTGCCAGCAAGAGATTGTCTCCCTGCCACTCATAGCCGTATGTCGATGCGTAAGCATTGATTGCCCAGCACATCCACATATCGTAGTCACGGAACTGCTCTGCCAGAACATTCAGCTTTCTATCCAGCAGACCAATTCTGTCCGGCACGGCAATCATCTGCCCTGTTGTGGTATCGTATCGACTTGTCAGGAACGGCGCTTCTCCACAGGTGACTTCAAGGCAGGTTTTGTTGATGTACTCCTTCCATTCCTCGCCTTTCAGGTCGTTTTCGGCAACGTCTGCCATCTTCTTGCAAACCCAAGTCGGCGTGAACACCTCTGCTTTCTTGTCCGTTCGCTTCTTTTGGTCTGCAATCCGTTTTTGCACACGAGGGACAAGCTGAACTTTGTCTAACTGTTCCAGCGTGATTTCATCCGCAAAGCCAACGCCTAGTTCAGGCGGCGGGTCTGTCGCCCAAATGATGTTTTTGCCTGTCGTGTGGTCTTGCAAAAGAACAGGCAGAAACGTGCGTAGGCAGGAATCGGAAAAGTCAATCAAAGTTCCCATTTGTCAGCCCTCACCATGATTGTATTCTTCTCTTTCAGCCAGTCCTTGACGCAATGAAAACAATGCTCACGGTTCTGGCAACGCTCCGGGTCACGATGCTTAATAAGCTCGCAGATGCCCCGCGTAAAGTTTTCTGTAATATCTTCGTCCGTCATGGAGCAGATAAAATCACCGTTAGTCATGTTTTTCCTCTCTTTATGTTCCCCGTCAATCAGCTTTTGTTACGACTGTATCTGCTCCATTGACAGTAACCCATCCATGCTTCAGTCTGGCTTCAGCTTCTTTCATCTGAATCAGTTCGGGAGTGATGGATTCCGACACGATACGATTCGATTCTGCTTCTGCCTGCGCTTCGATCACTTTCACATCGGCTTCCGTCTGAGCCTTTACTTTGTCCGTCTCAGCCTGTGCAAGAGCAGTCTGCTTGTTCAACTCAGCGATTTCAGCGTCCTGCTTTGCTTGTTCTTTCGCTCTAATCTTTTCAGTCAGGGTGTCATCCAGCTCTACGTCAATCACGAGGGCGCTTGAAACGTTGATTCCGTATTCATTGGTAAGTTTTTCGTTCAAATAATTTGTGATTGCATTGTTTACTTCCGTTTTCTTTTCAGAATAAATATCCATTACAGAAAACTGGGGTGTTACCTCCTTGACGTAGGCGATAATGCTGTTCTGGATGCGGCTTTCTACAAGCGTTTCACCATCCATTCCGTTAAAACGGCTGTAAAGTTCAACAACACGGTCTGGAATGAAGTTATAATTTACGGTAAGGTTTACTCCAACCATTCCACCGCTTGCAGGAGCGTCAATATGCCAATCTGCGTGTTCTTTTGCGTTGTAATCTGCCGGGTCATCCGAAAAAATAAGTTGCTGCTGGCTGATAGGGAACTTGCTAACGTGCTTCATGGGAGAAAGAAAGTGCCAGCCCTGCGACAATGTGTTCTGCTCAACGCCTCGTGCCGAATAAACAACTCCAACATAACCAACAGGCACTCTCTCCAAACACAGCAAAAGAACCACTGCAACAAAAAATGCTGCTACCACAGAAGAAATAATAGTTGCTACCTTTTTCATGTTTTACTCCTTATCGTTAAAATTGTTGATAATCAAAAAGGCGACCGCCCAAGATACTAAAAAGAAAACAATGAGTTCTTTCACTTCTCTGTCACCTCTCTGTACTCCACGTCAATCCCTTTCGGCAAAGCCGTCTGGTACTTCTGAGCCAATTGCTCTGCGCTCTGGGCATCGCCCAACGGCTGTTCAGGCGGCGCAACGGTGACTTCCACATTGTCACGCATGCCAAAATAATTTTTGGCTCGGAAAATCCACTCTGCCGGGTTCTCCTGACCGTACATACCGTTGTACGCCCACATGGACTGCATTTGCAGAATCAGCTTCAGGATGTACTTCTGCTGTAAGCTATCGTCACGGCGCTTGCCAGCCATAATCTGCTTCAGGCTCACCCATTCGATGCCCAGCACCAGTGCAATCCATTCCACTACAGGGGAGATTCTAGCTTCGATGCAAGCGTCAAAGAAGAAATCAAGACGTTGCTGCACTTCAATCGGGTTGTTCATGTCCACGCTCGGAAGGTCGCCAAAGTACTTGGCTGCAATCATGCCGACAACTTTCTTGTCCTCTTCATCGCCGATTCTCGACTGCAAATCCCCTGTGTTCATCATCTTCGATTTCTCGATAGCTAACTCCTGTTGTTCTTTCACCTTTTTACTCACCTGTGATCGGATAGATTTCCGCTTGTTAAGCATCTGTTGTTTCTTCTTTTCTCGCTCTTTCTCACGCTTCGCAGCGGCTTCTTCTTTCGCCTTTTGCGCCCGCTTCTCACGCTTTTTCTTTTCCGCTTCGGTCAGCGGCGGTCTGCCACGACCACGCTTCGGGGGTGTTGCCATGTATCAGACCTCCTTTGGCGGTTCAGGAAGCGGCATCCAGCAAATAATGTTCCTTTCTTCATTTGATTTCCAGCTTCCATTCTTAAAAACACCAACGCCAAAAAGATAATACCAACGGCTCGTGTCCTTATCGAGCCAGTGATAATAAATAAGATACATCCCATCAACATTCGGGTCATTATCGTTTGCGTTTATCCAACAATTTCCATGAAAAACATCTCTTGGAAAGCACTTGCTTATATTTGAGTTTTCTTTTGTAAGCACGACACTTTTTGAACTGTCAAATACTTTCTTTGGTAAATAGATTTCAACTGTTTCTGCATCAATCATGCAAAATTCGCAATTCATGTCATTACTCCTTTAATCCCATATAAACTTCAATACAGGATAGCTTAGATGCAATCCACGCAATCGAACAGCAATCATCTATTGGCCGCCACCAAGTGCACTTTTCTTTCTCGCAGACGCACCGACCAAGCGGATTGCTGGTCATCTTCATCGGACAGTAAAGTTCGTTGTCCATCATTTCCACCCCATCACAACAGCCGTACAAACGGCTAGACACACGTTGACGAACAACCAGACGAGTATTGCATGACGTTCTTCAAACAGGTTGTCTGCCATGTTTTTGATTGTCCGTTCGGACTGAACTATCACCGCCAGCAGGACTAGGCAGACCAGCCAGCGAGTTGCAAATTCAAACATTGTTAACTCCACCTTTCTCTCAGCTCTTTTTCGACCTGCTCTGACTTTGCTGTGATGTAATCTGCAAACTCGTCAGGGGTCATGTCTTCGTTCTTGAACTGCCCGACCATCTCCCAGTACCTGTCACCAATGCGGATAATTTTCTGCACCTGTTCATCGGTCAGGTCTGCATCGCACCGAAGGTTCTGAATCAGTGCGCCCCATGTGGCGGTGATTCCATCCAGAGCCATGCGAAAGCCGTACAACTGGTTCTGCCGTGCGATTTTTCGGAGGTTGGTCGGATTGACCTGTTTGCCGCATAGTGGGCAGTTTCCAAATTTATTCATCCGACTGCTCCTTTGCTTCAAGGCGAGAGAGCCAGCGGGCTTCCTTTTCGTGCTGCATCTTCTGCATCCGCTCAAACGCCGCATCATCCATGCAGTCCAGCGCAATAATGCAGTTCACAACGTCTGCGTACTCCTCTTCAAACGCCTTTTGGCACTCTTCCACGCTCTTCGGTGTCGGGTTCGTGCCGTCCAGCGCCCGGCGCAGCTTCAACGCAGCCTGTGCCAACTCGGACGCTTCTTCTGCCAACTGCGCCAAGATTTCCGTCTTGGGCAGAATGTCTGAAACTTTCTTGCTCACTTTTGTTCTCCTTTCAGCCAGTCGTTTAGCTTTGCCATGCAAGAGGGGCAAAGGACAACGGTTTCATCTCTTATCGAGTAAATCCCTTTATCATCGCCAGCAAGACACTTTACAATAGAATTGCTTTCAAATTGGTTAAGTTCGTCATCAAACGGTGTCATGTATTTCACATCGTTGGAAAGCAGAAACGCTTCGCCGCACCTATCGCATACCATTGTCATTTTCTTTCTCCAATCTTTTTAGCAATCCATCCACGTCATACCGCCAATGGACACGCAGCCTTTTTGCTTTGACCTCTATCCCCTCTTGTTCTGCCCACTGCCAAGGGATGCTCTTCCGGCTCTCGTTGTAACGGAACGCCAGAACCTTGCTAGCAGGGATTGCAAAGGTGCGGTTGACCGCCCTGTAATTGACTAACACATGGGCGGTCTGACCGCTATACCCCATTGCATCCACCATGTCCGTGATATGCTTTTCCTTGCGGTATTTGCACTTTTCCTTGTCGTACTTGCCGAACACCTTTTCCAGAGGGATAGAGGGCGTTTCTATGGTTTTCAGCTCAAACAGATGGTTCATCGGGTATCGGTACACAAGAAAATCGCAGATGTTGTCGATGGAAAAGGACAGGTTCTCGTTGCCGCCGTAGTAGGTGGCAGCGCTGTCTTTCAGGCGGTAGCACCACGCATCGGATGGGACAGATGCTTTGAAGTCTGCTTCAAACTGCTTGCCGGTGTTCATACGTTGGTCTCTGGCGGTTCGGGAATATACCTCCAGCAACGAATTTCTTTAGTTTGGATGTCTCGTCCACTATAACCTCTCTCCAAAATTGTCCAAGATTTGTAGTCTGAATCATAACAGCCAACTACTGCTTCTTCGTGAAAAATATTTTTCACCACAAACAAAACTCTTTTCAGGCATGGCGGAAGTTCTTTTTCCGGGTTAATCCATTCTTTCTGATTATTCATCCTTGTTCACCTCTAAATTCACTTCCGAGAAACCGTTTCTTTCCTTTTTCCCAGTGTTTGTCCTCATAATCACGGCGGTACACGCTCTGGCTGTGGTTCAGCTCATACACGAACGCCTTGCGCTCCTCGAAGTCTTTCTTCTCTGCCTTGTATTTCTCGCAGGTGTCGTGGCAGGCTTGGTGGCGTGATGTGCAGTTGAGACAACAGGTAATCATTCTTCGCCCCTTTTCATTTAGCGATAGCTGTATACCATTTATAGTTTTCGCCAGTTAAAATGGCAGCTATCGCGCTTTTGCTTACGTTGTATTGTTCAGCAAGTCGTCTTTGAGAAATACCATCTTTATTTTTCTTTATGATTTCTACGGCTTTTTCTGGTGACAGCTTCTGGTTTTTCGTTACATATCCTCGAATTCTGTAACCATCCATCATGTTTTCGCTTCTCGTTCCGTATTCAAGATTCTCGCTGCGATTATCTAATTTATTTCCATTTTTATGTCGAACATCATATCCATTCTGATTCTGCCCAATAAACGCAAGTGCAATAAGAACATGAACTTTTACGCTTTTAGACTTATTCTTAACGCTTAAATTCACTGAATAATATCCACTACTTTTAGTTGGTTTAAGTATTCGCTGCTTAATATGAACCAATCTTCCGTTTTTATAGCAGATAGTCCGTTCAACACTTTTGATTCTTCCGAGCGAGCTGGCTTCATATTGGGGAAAGTTTGGAATTTGCTTCCATTCTTCTGGATGCCCGCCGGACGGCTCGATCATGTCGCAGGAATAGGCTTCGTGACCTTTCGCCCGAAATGCTTTGCAGACTTCCTGCGATTCCTCACAGGCAACTAAAACTTTCATCTTTCCAAACGCCCGTCCAGCCAGATAGCGCAGCTCTTATATAAGGTAGGCGGTCAGTCCGTTTTGTCTTTGCAAGCTTGTTTACAGGCTTCGCATTTATGAAACGGCTTATCAAGCCAGCACTCGAACAAAAGACATTTAGGAAGGTTAAATTCCATAGGAGCCTTTCTTCCGTGCGTTCTGTTTCTTCGGACGTGATAATGGCAAGCCATTACATATCCATCAACATCTTCTCCGTATGCACAACTTGTTGCATCAGGTGAAACCATGTGCTTAACATTGATTTCGATTTCTTTCCTCATCTTATCACTCTTTTTGAAATTTACGTTGATACGTTATTTTAGAATGGCAAATCTTCACTGCCCTGAATTACGGCAAAATCGCCAGTATCAGGAGCGGAGCCAGACCCACCAGCCAGCGTTTTCTTCGGTCTGACCTCATAATCGCCGGAACGAATCTTGTCCACGCTGGTGAAGCGGTCAACGACCAGCTTTGTCTTGATGTTGCCATCGCTGCCCATGTACTCTTCCTCACGGAGAACCACGCCGACCAGCTTACCACGCAGGGTCTTTTCATCGTTGTTGAACTTGTAGCCGGGATTGGACTGCTCCACAGCGGTGATGAAGCCCTTGAAGAACGGCAGCGCCTTCTCTTTGTAGCTCTTGATGGTCTTGCCGCCCCATGCCCATTCGCCCAGATTCAGCTTGCCACGCTCGATAAGGGAAGCGGTCTGCTCACGCCAGTAACCCTTGTACTCGCCCTCTGCGACCTCCCACTCGATGTTCAGGCGCTCCTTTGCGGGTTCGTCCGTTGCCTTGCAAATACCGGCAACATAGCCGCCAACAGGCAGGTCACGGCGTTCGGTGGCTTCCTGTACGTCATTCCAGTTGATGTTCTTCATTTGTTATTCTCCTTTGTTTTCTAAAAGATTTTCGATAGGAACGCCCAATATTTTAGCGATTAAATAAACGGAACCGTAAGTGGGCATCTTACCTCTATGGAGGGCTGTTGTTACAAAGGAACAAGGAAGACCTGCTCTATATGCAAGCTCCTGCGTCTTAATGCCCTGCCGTGACATCTCTGCAATTAGTTCGATACGGTCAATATGCATAGTCTTTTCAATTTTCTTGTTTGTTCTGAACCGGGATGTTGTAATACTCACGGATGGTCTTGTCTACGGCGGCGAGGTCGTTCTCGATCAGCGCATCGTTGAACATCCCAAGAGGGGTTTTCACGGTGTCCATCCCATCATTGCGGGTGCTGAACAGGTATCTCCCATCCTGCACAACGGTTTTCAGAACGATGGTGAAGTACCCTTCCACGCAGACCTTTTCGTCCAGCAGCTTGCCGATGGTCTTAAACTTCTCGCCACCGTCTCCGTCACGCTCGCTGTGACCGAAAAAGTAGACCACAACATCGTCCGGCAGTTCCTTCGCCCGCATCAGCAGAGCATTGAAATTAGCTGCCATGTCGGTAAACTTTTGGTATCCAGCGACCTTTGCGTTCCGCATGAACTCGCCTGTCATAAGGTAGGTGGCATCGTCAATGACGATGGACTTGCGCTTGGTGCTGTGGATTGCAGCATCAATCTTGCCGTAGTCGTTGGTGATATAGGTTTTCATGTTGCTGCGGAACGGAAGCGGCTTGCCAAGTACATTGATGACCGCAACCTGTTCCGGGTCAAAGTTCCGAAGAGAAGCGGACTTACCGCTGCCGGAATGACCGTAAACCATTACTAATACTGCCATCAGTTATTCTCCTTCCTCGCTTCTTTTCTTGCTTTACGGCAAGTCGGGCAACGCTTGGGTAGTGCCATGTTATGTGATTCAAAGAAAATGCGTTCTGCTTTGGTAATTTCAAAAGTCTTGCCGCAGTCACGACAGGTTTTCTGAACGCTTGTGTTAGAATCGCACGATGCCCTAAATTCAGTTTCTGTAATAGCATGCTGTTCTGAAACAGAATCCATGACACTTCTTACGAATCTATGCTTCGTCGCATAACCGTTCTTGAGCAACGTATCTTCCAGCACTGCTTCCTTGCATTTCGCGCAGAGCGTTTCGGTGCTGTTCGGGAACACTGAAAAAGGCTTATTGCACTTTTCGCAGTGCTTAATTTCTTTCTTGTATTTGCCCATTTTCTTTCCTTTCTTCGGCTTCATTAGGCTTCATTGTTCTTACTTTGGCTTAACTTGGCTGTACAAAATTAGCCAGCCATCAGGTCTGCCAACTGTGCACGGAGGTCTTTCAGCTCCGCTTCCCTGTCCTCAATTTCAGACTGCAAGTCCTCAATCTCAGCCAGACGGTCAGCTTCTTTGGCTTCTGCCATCTGTTCGTTGGTCATAAAGTACACGCCGTCCTCCGGCTCGGTCACGCCACCGAATCTATCTAAGCTCACGCTAATCATTCTTTTTTGGCCGTCCTCTCTGTTTTCTGTGCTCCTGGATTTGAAGAGCTGAGTACCACTGGCTTGTGTCGATTTCAATAGTAGACCACCGATAATCGCACTCCTTGTTCAGGCAATGCTTTCTACGGATGATACAATCGTCCTCGTTTCTAGTGTCTACAGTAGTGACACTTTCCTGTCCGCACATCGGGCATTTCACTGAACATCCCTCCACTCGTTGGTGTGGTGGGCTACACGTCTGATTTTTCGATTTTCGCGCTCGATTCTCTCATTCTCCGCGCTAACGCCGATAATAGCGAGAATTAAAGCGGTAAAAAGCATTGACAGGGACAGTAGCGCATATCCAAGCATCCCCCAGCCATTGGAAGCACCGTTGATGGCGTTTCCACATCCAAGTGCTGCAACGGCGATGGATATGCTTATAAAGCACAATACAGTGCCTTTAACAGTTTTCATTTCTCTTCACCTCTTTTAAGACAATATCAAATCCGTTCGTTTTTTTCTCGTTGATGACTATTTTTGCATTCAACGCCTTTGCGATTTTTAGAAGCGTATCGACCCGAACGGAACTTTTCTGCTTCTTTCGCTTGCCCAAGATGCTGTAAATCGTCGGCCTTGATACTCCCGATCTACGGCTAAGGTCATTGATGTTGAAGTACCTGGCTTTCATTGCATCTTCCAGCGTCATGCTTTCTTACCTGTTCCGAAAATCCAACAGGTGGCCATCAGAACGCTGATGCCAATAATGTACCAGGCCGCTTTAGAGCCGATCAGAATCTCGATATGATGCACCAGCCAGAAGTTCAGCAGAAACGCTGCTAGAACCAATGCCAGGACAATGCCCCAGATCAGGGCAATTTCCACGAATACTTTCATTCTTGTCCTTTCCTTTATGAATGTGTTTCAGCCGGTCTTTCTCCCGGCTGTGCCAGCGGATTTCACGCTGGTCGTAGTATTTACCGTTCATCAGGAGCCTTCACCTTTCCCTGTGCAAGCAAAGTGCTGTAATGGCCGTAACTCATGCCGTATCGCTTTGCGGCATCGTTCATCTGGCGCACGGTATATTTTGGAGGTTCGTGCTTTTGAGGTCTCGCACGTTCTGGCTCCTGCACATCCCAAGTGATTTTGAACTCGCCAGATGCTTTTATTTCTTTCAGCTCTTTTTGCTTTTTGGCTTTGTACTTTTTGGTCAAAGCCTTGTTTGCATCTGCTGCGCATTCAGGGTGATACTTCTGAGACCAGACCTTTCGGATCATCGGCTTCTTGCACCAAGCACATAAAGCCGGTTCCGGTTCAGGCTTGATTCCTTTCTTTATAAGGGCCTGCCGTTCTCTGCGAACAATGGCTTTACACTCTTCACAGTATTTCTTGCATGGGTTTACGAGGCCAAGAAAGGCACCGCAGCGCTCACAGTACTTTTCTTCCACGCTGCATCTCCTCTTTCAGTCTGGTTTCCCGATTGTGACGTTCAAAGCACTGGTTGATTGATTTCTCCATCCACAGCACCTTGTTGGCATCGTTTCTGGATACGCCAGATGCCATTGCCAGCTTCAGTCTGCGCTTGCGACTTTGCGCTTTACGAAATTTCATTACCAGCGCTCACCAGCCTTATCCGTGATGAACTTCGGGACTTCTTTGCCTGTGGCAATGCACAGCGCAACTAGCTTTTCGACCCAGATGTCAAACAGGTTTTCTTTTGGCATATAGCACTGGCCAACACAAGGCTCCTTAAAGCTTTTCCAAATCGTCAGCCCGACAGCGCCATCCGTGACCGTCCATATCATACTGTAGCCTTCATTGCACAGGTTGTACAAAATGTCTAGTGTTCTGCTTTTGGCTTCGTGGATTTCAAAGAGATCCCAGCCCTTTTTGCTTTCCTCGTAGGCCTTGACCGCATCGTCAATGGCGTGGTGCGCTTCTTCCGGGTGCTCAAGGTCAACTTCAACCTTTAAAGTGATAAACCGCTTCATGTTCAGCCCTCCTTCTGCTCGATTTCAAGAATCTTGCAGATGCTCTGGATAATCTTCTCCGGCTTTCGCTCGCCACGAAGAATCTTGTAGAGGTACGAATCGTCAAGGAACAATCCAGTATCGCTTTGAACCGCCTGAATCAGCTCCGTTTGCTTCATACCTCGCTGCAACAGCTTCATCTTCACTTCCAGCTCAAAGCCAGAACGGAAGTTTTCTTTCAAAATTCCACCTCCATTTGCTAAAATCTATTGACAAGTACGGAAAACTGTACTAATATAAGGGTGTAGAGAGTTTATATTGTACAGCGTTCTGTACTGCCCATGTCTGTATTATAGTACAGACTTCTGTACAAGTCAACTCTTTTGTACAAAATTCTGTGCATTTGTATACTTGCACAATTATTGGAGCATTCTTATGTCGGACTTGTACAGCAACATTCATGCACTTTGCGAAAAAGAGGGCATCAAAGACGGAACCCTTTGCAGCAACATTGGGATTCGCCGCAGCTTTCTTTCTGAATTGAAAGCTGGAAGAACTAAAAGCCTGTCCACAGAGGTTCTTTCTAAGATTGCAGCTTATTTCAACGTATCAGTGGACTACCTTCTCACTGGCGAACAAAAAGAAAACGCGCCCCAGCAGCCGCAAAGCGAGGTCGATACAGCAGTGGAACGGATTAGAAAAAAGCTTGAATCTATGCCGACAGCGCAACGCGAAGCGCTGATGAACCTGATCGAGAAGATGTGAGGCAATCCCGTGTATTACTTGTTGTGCGGCTGTGCCTTTTGCTTCTGGTTCATGCAGGTCTTGTTAAAAGGCAATGACCGTGTACTATATGGCAACAGCAGAAAATATCGTTACCGTAGAAACCGAAAAAAGAACTGGTTCTGACCCGGTAAAATAAAAACCCCTTGTGCCGGGCTAATATAGCTCTGCGCAAGGGGTTTTCTGTTATTCTAGGCCTAAGGCTTTCTCCGCTGCCGGAATCTTTTCAGGATGTTCCAGCAGCCATGCAATAAATCGATCAATCTTGGCTCTTTCCTGTTCACTCATTGTGGCATATCCTCCCGATCAGTAAAAATGAATGTTCATTTGATACGATTATACATCTTATAGTTGTAAAGTCAATGTATTTTTAACAACTTCGTAAAAATCGAATGTTTTCTTCGCATCCATTACTTTGTATCAGGGAAGCCAAAAATCGCAATGACAATGATTAAGAGCCACATTAAGTTTAAGTTACCCTTTGCTTTGTAACATTCCGTTGAGCATGGAACGAAAGGGGTTATTCGGTAAATCGTCCAGCACATCTGCTTTAACGAGAGCGTTTGTGCTGATGCTGTGCGAAACATTGTTTAGCTGCACAATGGCATCGTCCAAGTCTTTTACGGTTGCTCCACGCCGTTCCATTGACTGGAGGAAAGTTTTTACTTCTTCAAGAACGACAGGGTTCTCGGCTTTATAGAATCCATTCGTAAAGTCCATTTTCTTCTCCTTTCATAGTTCCACAAGCTGTCCGTCAATGCGTTCGATATTGTCTGCTGGGTCGCGTCCATCATCTAAGGCGGCTATGGCGCGTTCCAGGATGCCTTTTGCTTCGAGGTAAGCATCTTTATCAGCTTCGTACCCAGAAAGGCTCAGGACAAGCTCCAGCGTCCGTCTGCGAGCGTATGGAATAATCAGAGCATCTACAGTTCGTTTCATTAGCTTTCCTCCCACGGTTCAGGTGTGTGCGGCTTCCCATCGGGAACGCTGGCAGGCATTCCGTCGATGATCGGCATACGTTCATGGTTCCAGATTACAGTTTCTCTCATTTTTGTTCCCTTCTTCTTTGGAATTTTTTGACAATACAGTTATAACATAGGCTGCTGTTGGTTCTCCATAGCAGCTTTTTCCATTTTATGGCTTGTCGAATCCAGCAGTTTTGCCGGATTTTGTTGAAAGGGTGAGAATTTATGGATGAATATTTAGTGAGAACAGCCAAAGCATTGGAGATAGCTCGAATGCGTTCCGGCTTGAGCCAGCAGAAGTTAGCAGCAAAAATGGGCGTGAATCGTGGCACGATAGCAAATTGGGAGCAAGGTCTGGCAGCCATCTCCCTGCCGATGGCTATGCGTTGGTTCACCTGCTGCGGCGTATCGGCGGCTCGATACATTGACGCTTGCATTCACCCAGGGCTACTTGAACACCTTGAGGACGACCTTTCCGACATGGAGAAACGGAAGATTCTCATAGATGCTATGATGGAGTGCTCATCCTACGAGATAGATGCCTTGCTTTACATCAGGTACGGAGATCACGGTTCAGACCACATCGGTGTGCTGACGGAAATTCTGGCAAACCTCCACACGCCGTTGAAGGACAGGGTCGCTGTCTGCCGGATGGTGTCTGGTAGCTATGAGATGGCACAGGCTACCGGAACAGACCCAGACCCGAACGGAACCGCCCCAAAGATGGAGATTCTTTATCAGGCGCAGGACGCTGGAACGGAAGCTGCTATGAAGTCCAACGATTCCTATACCGTGAATCCAAATAACATAAGTGGCTGATTGTCGAATTATCGTTGTTTATGATGAACATCTTGTACACGTTCATCCACTTTTTGTACACGTTTCATGCAGATTAGGTATACCTTTACCTTGTCAATCCGTCTCCCATAGGCCGTAAATCGACAACATTCGTGCGGAATAAATAACGAGTTATCGTTAATCTGCTGTTTGTGTTTGAATAGTTCGTCAATCTGTCCCCCATTGTGCAGATTAGGTATACCTTTCCATCCACTTTTTGTACACCTATCCACAATCTGTACACGTTTAATGCATCTAACCGTTAATGATGTTCCTTTCGGTTTACTCTAAGCTTGTATTTATTGGATTTGAACATTGTTGTTTTCAACAAGATTTGAAAATTCAAGACGTGTGTGTTGAAAAGTGTCTGCTTCTTTGCTATTTAGTAGAAGTTATTTACCTATCTTGTTTAGTATCTTGTTTAATATATGTAAGGAGGTATACCAAAACTGCATGAAGGTATACTAAAACTGCATGAAGGTATACTAAAACTGCATGAAGGTATACAAAATCTGCACGGACAGGTATACCAAATCTGCACAATGGTAGAAATACGCTCTTGATAATTCAACCATGCTGTGATATACTGATATCAACAGGTGGAAAGGAAGTGAGAACTTGGGAGATTTGTCGATGAACAATCTCGTTGAGAAGAGCAAGGCTCTTGTATGGGCGAAATTCAGGGATTATACCGCTGGCGAGCTTCGACTTTTAGAAGTCTATCTGTCAAGAATTAACCCTCGTGACCCTGAAAGTGCAACTGTTCAGTTCACGCTAAAAGAATACTGCGATTTTTTAGGTATCCGTTTGAACAGTAAAGATTTGAAGCAGCAGCTCAGGCATTTTATTGAAAACACTGTAGCTGTTCCGCTTGAAGGTAAAGACGAATATACGCTGTACACATTGTTTGCTATGGCGCAGATTCGATTCGATCCCGAGTGTTTTACATACATGGTCTCGATCAGATGCAACCCTCTGTTGCAACCAGTGTTCTTTGATATTGCGGAAAAAGGCTATGTCCGATACCGTTTGCGGTACACGGCGAGCATGAAATCGCAGTATAGCATTTTGCTTTACTCCATGCTTCGGGATTGGATGAACATGGGGTCAAAGGGACATGAAATCAGCGTCAAGAAGCTAAAAGAACAGCTTGGCGCAACAGCAAATAGCTACGACCAGTTTAAGTTCTTTAGAGTAAAGGTCTTGGACGTTGCCGTTGCTGAAATCAATGAAATCTCTGATATTTCAGTGTCGTACAAAAAGCGGATGGTTGGGCATAAGACGGTATCAATTATTTTTGACGTAAAGATGAAGCGCTCTGAGCCCATCATAGATGCCGAATCTAGCGAGATTGAGGCAACGCCTTTAAGAGATGCTTCCGAAAACGAAAAACCAGTCAAAAGCCCTAGAAACGGCGCATACGAGGATATTGACTGGGAAAGCCTGATTCCTGGCGTTGATAGAAAACAGTGTGCGAGTATAGCAAGGTCTGTGGCAAGGCGATTGAAGTCTGAATATCCGAATATTCGTAAAGAAAAGAAGAAAGATGCCGTTGTAAATATCGTGCAGAACGCATACGAGATGGCTGTGAAAGACAAGCCAGATGTTGAAGTGCCGGAAGCGTATCTTCGGACAGTTATCAAGGATTCGCAGTTAAGTAAGTTTGCGACATTCGGATTTGATTATATTGAGTAAAGAAAGAGTGATAAAATGGCAAAAATCATAGCTGTCGCCAACCAGAAGGGCGGCACAGGAAAGACTACCACAAGCACCTGTCTGGCTGGTGCATTGCAGTTGCTTGGAAAGAAAGTGTTGCTGGTGGACTGCGATGCCCAGTGCAACGCAACGGACACCTACGGCGCACAGACAGAGAACGTATGCACCCTATTCGATGTGATGACACGGCAAGGCACGGTCGAAGAAGGAATCCAGCACTGTGAAGCTGGTGACATTCTGCCGTCCGATAACGCATTGAAGGACATTGACGAACAGCTTGTCCGGGACATGGGCAAGAACTTCCGGCTGCGAGAAGCCCTTGAAAGCGTGTCTGAGCAGTATGATTACATTGTTCTGGATACTCCCCCGCAGCTTGGTCTTGCGCTTGTGAACGCACTGATCGCAGCCAACAGTATCATCGTGCCCATCACAGCAGACCGATACGCACTGGCTGGTTTGAGCCAGCTTTCGCAGACCATCGGTGATGTTCGCAGATACTTCAATCCGACTTTGAAGATTGAAGGTTTGCTTCTGAATCAGTACAAGAGCCGTGAAAACCTGTCCAAAGAGGTTGTGGAACAGCTTCCTGTGATTGCACAGAGCATGGGGACAACCCTGTTGAACGTGAAGATTAGACCGTCTATGGGCGTTCGTAAGGCGCAGGCAGAGCGTCACAGCCTGTTTAGCGGCGACACGGCAAAGAGTACCAGCGCAGAGGATTTCTTGGCACTGGCGCAGCATATTGTCGGAGGTGAAGGCTGATGAAGTCAACCAGCAAAAAATCCTCAGGCTTGCTTGGCGGGTTTGATTTTCAGCCTATTTTTTCGGAACAGCCATTAAGCCGAAGTGAGCCAAAGGAAGAAGAAGTAAGCCAAGCAAAGCCGAACAAAGCCGAACAAGCACAGATTAAGCCCAATGATGCCACAGACAGCCATGCACAGCCTAATGAAGCACAGTTAAGCGATATTAAGCCGAAGCAAGCCAAAGACAGCGAAACACAGCCGAACAATGCCGTAGTAAGCGAAAGTAAGCCAAAGAAGCTGAAACAGGCAAAGGAAGTTCAACGTCTTATCGAACAAGGCGATGTTCCCGGCGCACTAGCCGAAGCTGGCTTGACAAAGAAAAAAATTCCGATGCCGGAATCGCATCAGGGTGTTGCAAGCGGTGATGGCAAGCGTTCCAAGCGCATTACCATCCTTATGAGCGAGGAAGAGCGCAAGTACATCAACCGTGAAGCAAGGCGGCACGGAATGACGATTGGACAGTTCGTGTACGCTCTGGCGGTTGCGGCGGCAGAAGGAAAGATTGAGTTGGAGGATTTCTTGGAGGATTAAAAAAGGGGGTTCCAAAACGGAACGCCCCCACTGTATCGTATCTTGCAGTATTAGGTATTGACTTTTAAGCACACAAATAGTATACTTAATGTGCGCTCAAAAGTGGAGGTGAACGCATGAGTGCAAAAATGGGAAGACCAAAGCTGGAAAACCCTAACAGTGTTCGCACAAGCGTCCGTCTGGACGTGAACACGGACAAACAGCTTTCGGATTATTGCGAAAAAAACGGCATTTCTAAGGGAGAAGCTGTTCGTGAAGCTGTCCAGCAATGGCTTGAACATCAAAAATAAAAAATCCCCTAAACTGTTCGTAACTTGGCAGTAGCAGACAGTTTAAGGGATTACACTCCATGCGATTATGGGTGATAAATCTATTATATCATCTTCATAGTTGCATTACAAGCAAGATTTTTGTGGTAAGGCTAATGAACATTCCGGCAACGAAAGAAGAGATTCTCGAAAACTTCAAGAAAAACAGCAATGGTCGTCCGCTCAATAAGGATGATTACGAGATTGCAGAAGCATTATCTTGCATCACTTACAAGGCGTATGAGGTCGGCATGGAAGATGCCAAACAGTTGAATATGGAGGATATGATGGATAATAAGAAATGTAATGCACTTCACGTTTTTAAGAATAGTAGCTTTGGCCAGCTTCGCACGATTGAAGAAGATGGAAAGATTCTTTTTTGCGCTTCTGACGTTGCGAAAGCACTTGGGTATGCAGTTCCCCGCAAGGCTGTTTTTGACCACTGCAAGGGCGTAACGAAACGTTATGCGCCTACAAATAGTGGTGTACAGGAGATGAGTTTCATCCCGGAAGGAGACGTTTACCGTCTTATCACCCACAGCAAGTTGCCCGGCGCAGAGAAGTTTGAGAGTTGGGTTTTCGATGACGTTCTCCCGTCTCTCCGCAAGAATGGCTATTACAGCCTTGCCCAGCAGGAGAATAAGCCCGACACGCAGGACGATGCAATCTTGCAAGTGCTGATGAAGAACACGGAAGTCCTGCAAGCCATCGTTCAGCAAAACCAGCAGATTATGATTGCTCTTACCAACCTGTCCGTCAACGATGCAAAGCGTACGATGGAGATTCAGCCTTACACTTCCCATCAAGGGCAGAAGGGTGACGGAAAACGTAGCAAGCGAATCACAATCCTTATGAGCGACAGCGAGCGGACGTTCGTTACGAGAGAAGCGCGCAAGCACGGATTCACGGCAGGAGAGTACATCTACAACCTGTCCGTTGCAGCATCGAAAGGCCAAATTGACTTAAGCTGATAAGATTGGAGGATTGACGTATGATTGTTTATAGACCTCATCGTGGTTCTTTGGAAGATGCCATGAAAGAAGTAAAAACATTTGACAACTGGTATCAGATGACACATTATATTGCAAATAATTGGAATTTGGCGGTTGGCAAGAAAGTGATAGCCCCTGATGATATTGTTATGGACGATAAACCGGTCAATGATGACCGTGTTGGTTGGAAAGACGTTCACATGGTTTTGGCAACTCGTATTGGGAACGACAATTTTATGGAGAAATACGGAAACCCGCAGTGTATCGGGTATTGCACTTACGATGTCTCAAGTGTCAAAAAATACTTAACACCGAAAGAAGTAGGGGGCGAAAACTTTTATTGGGTCAAAATCCAGTACGATGATGACGAAAAATGCAGACACTTTCAAACTCCGTTCGTGTTGTTTGCGAATGACAAGGATGAAGCAAAGGCTAAAATCGAGCGAGAAGTCCCCGGCAAATTCTCCATCGTTGGCATAGTTGAGCTTGATAAGAGCCTTGTATTCCATCCGCAAGACTTATTTGACATAAAAGCCAAATCTGTACTTTGGGAATAAAAGAACCCCTGTGTAAATTTGAAACGCTGTATATTAAAGAGTTGATCGGAAGATAAACGCTAAGTTGTATGAAGGATTGACGTATGATGAAGTCGAAGGAATTTTACGAAGGAAGCATTCTCCGTTTACAGAAAATGGTAAAGCACGGAGTTTACGTTCTTTTGTTCGATGTCTTTGCTGTAGCAGTTCAGATTCCGTTTATCTTTGCTGGTAAATGGGTTGCAGCGCACTTGATTTTGTCCATCGCCGTATCTTTTGCGGCTGGATTTAGCTTTAACACGCTTGTAGACAGCAAAAGACAACTCGACGCGTACAAGGCAGATATGGAGTTGTACTATACAGATATAACGAGGAATTAATATGACGAAACAAGAGCAAGTTGCAAGAATTGCAAAATACTACACAACCTTCCACCTTTTTGGAGATTGGTATCTTATTCGGTGTTATCCTAGACACTGCCATAGCTGGAAACGGTTTATTCCGTTTTATACGCTAACACACATTAAAGAAGAATAACAAAAACAAACCCCTGTGCAACCCATCAAGGCTGTACAGGGGTTTCGTTTTACTTATCAGCAATGCAATCCCAGTAGAGATATGCCTTGCCATCTGCGGCATCCGTGTCCTCAAGGAACGCCTTTGCCATGTCAGCGTAGAAGCCCGGAGTGTCAACGGACTGACGCTTTGCGACCTGACAATAATCCGAGTACATCATGTTCATGACCGCCCAGAAATCGTTCGGGTCACAGGTGATATTGCGCTGCTTCGCAACGTCCTGTGTCTGTTCCAGCGTCCAGTGACAGCCCTTTGTGCCGTCAGCGTTCACCATGCTGTCGCACCATTCCTCCGCTTCATCGTGGGTGAGGTGCTGGCGTGGCATCTTGATGGAGCGGCTATCCGCACCGCCACGTTCGTACTGACCAGACCGCTTGTCCCAGTCACCGTTCTGTGAGAAGCCGATTTGCGGCATTCTGCGCCCATTCTCTATGTCAGGGTAGCGGGGGATGGGGTAAGGGTCGATGTAACGGTTTTCCTCCTGCGGATAGTAGGAATAGCGGTCGTTTCCACCTTCCAGCTTACGTAGACGGCGTTCCATCTCACGCTCCCTACGGTCACGCTCTTCCTCAAGGCGGTCGCGCTCCGGCTCACGGTTTTTGTCGTGTTCACGGAGCATCATCATGCGGCGAAAATTGTTCTTGCCCATAATCTACACCTCCTCAAGAAATGGACGCGGGCGCACCGGCGTGGGAACGGCAGAAGCAGCCAAGATACTTGAACGTACCGGTGCCGGTCGCAGACGTTGCAACGCGGGTAGCATAGCGGGTGCGAGTGTGGATGCTCTCGGCGGTTGCTTGAGCGCAGTTGCAGTCGGTCAGAGGGTATGCGGTAGTGCCTGCGCCGATGGTGATGACCACAGGGGCGTTGATGGTGGTCGTGTCCGGGATGCTCTGGGCGACCACGATGCAATACTTCTCTCCGTTCTGGTATGCACCAGCAGGGATGTTGATGGTCAGCGTGTCATTAGCGAAAGTCACCGACTGGCTCAAGACCAGATGGGGGCAGAGTTTGCAGCTTGTTTTGCAAGCCATAATGTTTTCCTCCTAAAAAATCAGGGGCAGAGGTGTCTTACCCCTGCCCCGATGGTTCACCCGGTGTTATCGGGGAGTGTGTTGGTTAGCAGCAGCCGCAGCAGTTCACGCCCAAGTTGGGGTTTGCCACCTGATAAGCGGGAATCGGACGAGGATTGACCCGGTTCAAGATGGTATCAGTCTGCTGGGACATCACGGTGGTCAGAAGCGCATTCTGACGATCCTGAGAAGCGGCAAACTTGAGGTTCTGGTTCTCAGCGGTCAGAGTTGCGATCTTGTCCTGCGTGAAGTAGTCCATCATGCTGCGGAAGTTGGCGTTGCAGTTGTCCACGATGGCGCGGGCATTGTCTGCGATAGCCTGACGGGTAGCGCAGTCCTGCTGTGCAATGGTGTACTTCAGGTCGCCGATGAGCTGCTTGTTCTCGCAGCAGCAAGATGCAAGCTGCGTCTGGATAGCGGTCTGACCCGCCTGCCGTGCGTTGCCTTCCTGCATGATAGCAAGGCTGATGGCGTTGTCACCATTGGACACGCTGCGTTCCAGACCGTTCACGAGCTGTGCGTTCTGGTAGCCAAGCTGACAGATGGCGCTGTTCACGCCTGCAAAGCCGTTCGCAATGTTGGCGTTGATGCCATTGATCTGCGCCAGCTGGTCATAGCCCAGAGAACAGATACCGCTCTGGATGCCCGCCAGAGAACGGGAGGTATCCTGCTGGTAGAAACCCTCAGACAGAGCCGCGCGGGTGTCGTTACCACCCTGCCCGGTTGCGCCAGTGCCGACCAGATAGGGGATGTAGCTGTTCATGCCATTGTCGCCACCGTTCCGGCCATAGCCGTTTGTACCCCAGCCGAAGATGATGGCAAGGATAATAACAGCCCAAAGACCTTCGTTGCCGAAAAATCCGCCGTTGTTATTGCCGCCGTCCTGTCCAGCCAGATAACCAGTTGCAAAATCGTCCATAACAAAACTCCTTTCAGTTTTGCGTTATGCTATCCCACCGCCGTATGCGATGGGCGAAGCCAAACAAAAGCGGTTTTTGTCAAGTCCGCAAAACTGAGAAGCGTTTCGCTTAGAGGGATGCTTATTTTGGGATTGTTAAGTCAGCTTGGAGGGTTGTCTTTTTCGTCTTTTGGGTCATCCCAATTTTTGCTGGCAGCACCGAAAATGAAGCCAAGCATTAAAGGAACCCATATTTTGTCATTGCCACACAGATTGTTGATGTCAAAATCTTTTTCGGAATGGCTGTTTTCAAAATCATCCATTGTAAAGCCTCCTCACTTCGGAAGCGTTAAGTTCAGGACGCTTGCCAGTTGGTTCAGGTCGATGCCACGCTCTTTGGCGAGGTTCTGCGCCATCGTCCTGAGTTGCGCTTCGTTTTTGCCCTGGATCAGGTTCAGCCCTTGCATGATTGGTGCGCTCTGCCCGCCCAACTGCTGGATAAGACCCATCGGGTTTTGCCCTGCACGAGCCAGATTTGCAAGCTGCATGATAGGGCTGTGAGTAATCATATCAAACGGAGAGGACATCGCTTATTCTCCTTTCTTAGCGGTGGCAGCGGGTTTCGAAAAGCTCTTCTGCCATTTTTCTAGTTCATCCAGCCGATGGACGAGGGCGCCGTACTGCTCAATAGGCACATACTGCTGTGTCGGTGCAGCGGTCTGCTGCGCCTGTTGCGCTTGCATCTGCCTCCACGCTTCCGGGCTGTAAAACTCTAACACGTCAGATTCACAAGTGTTTGGGTTCAGACGTTTGCAGTAGATGACACCACTACGCAAATCCGGGCAATACGTCCATCTTCCGTACAGGTCTGACGGTATCGCCAGAAATTCTTCCCTGCTGGAAACAGGTCTGCCAAGCAACCAACCGCCGTCCTGTGCCGACTGCTGAACAGACTGCTGCCCATTCATCGGCTGCGGACGCTGCGGTTGTACCGGCTGTATCTGCGTGTTGGGTAGGGGAGTGGTAAGACCTACCGCGCCCATGCCGCCGTAAGGATTAACAGGCTGCTGCGGAACGTAGGGCGCTCCGGGTGTCGGATAATAGCTCATAATACATCCCTCCTTGTGCATCCAGTGTACCGCATCGGCAAAAAGCGAAGGACAACGAAGGCACAACGAAGGACAAAAAAAGAAAAGCGCCCACACGGAAAAATCCGCATGAACGCTCAACTGTAAGGATGCACACATTGGAGTGCAATGCTAAAATATCACATCATCCAATATATGACAATGTTTTCGACAAAACTAGTGTGAACAAAACAAAAATCCCCCACTTTGCCTACAAAGTAGCCCGCGTGGCACGCAGGGCTTCGGCAAAGCAGGGGATTATTTGCGTTTCCCGCATGGTACGCACTATAAGTAGGCGTGCGGGAGACTGGTCGGCGCCTATCTGGCAACCGCTTTTTTCATTCCCAGATAAAGCACTGGGTTAACTGGCAAATATCCACCCTAATGCGCTTCTTCGAGAGGCCGGGTGGATTTGTTGAGATAATTATACCACAATCCGTGCAAAAAGAAAAGCGGCAGACCTGAAAACCTGCCGCTTTTTTGAATCGCCAGAGCAAAAGCTCAAAACTAATCCCTAGACAAAGTTATTATATCACGCACTCAGCATTTTTTCAATGCCTTTCAGCCGGTAGCCTATCGCCGTCCGGCTGTAATGCGTCTGCGCTGCAATGTCCGCACAACATAGCCGCTCAACGTACCGCAGTAAGGCTATCTTACGGTCTACCCTCCCAAGCGGTGCGCCCTTGATGGCGGCGGTCATCTGCTGTCGGTCAAGTCCTTGCAGGCACAGTGGCAGCACCACGCGAGCCGCCGCCACAGGCAGCACCGAGCCAAAAAGGCTGCGGCAACTGTCCAGCGTTGCGCACCATATTGCCAATGCTGGCGAAACGGTGACATTTTGTCACCGCTTCGCCGTCAAGGCGGACTTCATTCGTAAAAATGGCCTGTTTTAACCAATGTCGTGCGTGCGTAATGCTACTCATAGTCAAAACCTCACTGATTTTGCAAGGCCGCTTTCATGCGGTCAAAGAAAAACTGAATCACGGTGCCGATGGTCTCATCGGTGATGGCCCAGCTGATGAGCCTGCCGTATTTGCTGGTACTCAGGGCGGCGCGGAGCATCTTGACGCACCACGCCTTGCGCTCTGCGCCTCTCTTGGTGCCCTGAATCTCATGCTCTGCCTGCTCGATCAGGTCAAGCACAGTGCCCTTGACAGCGGCACCATAGCCCAGCCGGATGCAGCCCAGAGCATAAAAGATAAAGCCGCCCAGCATGAGCACGAGGGCCAGAGGGGCGGGAAGTGAGGTCAAAAGGTTACGAATCGCTTCCATGTATTGTCACTCCTTTCAGTCGCAGATGGGCAGGGCTTTGGCCCGGTTATACAGCTCCGTGCCGGTTCCGTTGCCGCCCAGTGCGTGATAGCTTTTGTAAAGGTATTCGAGGTTTTTCAGGCCGCCAGTGTCAATGCTGCCCTGCTTGATGTAGAAGGTGCAGGACTGGTACAGGCGGTCGTGCATGATGGCCAACAGGCCCTCTTTCACGGCTGTGCGCTCCTCTTCCTGTGCCTTGATACGCTTTGACAGGCCACGATAGGCAGCGGCCAAAGCACCGGTGATGCTGGTAAAAATGAGTTCTCCGATGTGTTTCAGGATAAACTCCCACATGGGCTTATACCTCCCGGAGCCGGGTCAGCCCCTTTGTCTTGATGATTTTCGGGTAGTTGATCTCTGTCACGTTGAGGTCTACGTTGCCGGAGATGCCCGGCACGCGGCCTTTGCTTGTGTGTTGGTGAGCGTTGTAGTGGTAGCCGACGGCGGGAGCCTTGCCCGTGTAGTCAGCCAGCCAGACGTCCCAGCGGTTTGCCAGACGGCCCATGTCCAGCTCATAGCTGTAGCCCGTGTAGGTGTACAGCTGGGCGTAAAAGCCCATCTTTTCCACCTGTTCCAGCGCGTAGGCGGTGAGGTTGGTGAGGTCGAGGGTGCTCATGGGCTTGAGCTTGTTTTCTTCCACGTCCACGCACACGGGCATGGTGAGCTCTTTGCCCCGCACCGCTTCCCGCACAAGGGCAAGCTCTGCATTGGCCATCGCTTCGCTGGTGGCGTAGGTGTAGTAGTACACGCCCACGTCCAGCCCGGCAGCCCGGGCGTTGCGGTAGTTCGTTTCAAAGGTCGGGTCGATGTACAGGCCGTCTGCCCGCTTGGAGAGCTTGCGGTTGGTGGATACCGTCTTGAGCATGGCCCCCTTGTAGCCAGCCGCCGCCACCTGTGCCCAGTCGATTTTGCCCTGATACCGGCTCACGTCAATGTACCGGTAAGGCGGCTCACCCGCCCACCCGTTCACGGTGTCCATTGTGGACACGTCCGGTGCAGGAGCAGGCTCTTCCTTGTCGGCGCTGTCACCGGCAGCGTGGGAGAGGGCAGAAAAGATATCCCGCAGGAAGTTAAGCATTACTTTCCGCCTCATAAAAACCCTCCTCCGTCAGTTTTTTCATCACGGCATCCTTGTACCGATCAGGCACGTTGTCGATGGTAAAAGCGCCGTCAAAGCGGTGTAGCTTGATTTGGGTCACATAAAACAAAACCATAGCATCCTCCTTATTGTGCGGCCAGCAGGTCGAGCATAGCCGCTTCCAGAGCAGCAAGGCGCTCTTCTGCGGTGGGCAGCTGTGCCTTTTCCTCTGCTTCCTTGCGAGCCTTTTCCTGTGCGGCCAGCTCTTCAGCGGTGTAGCGGATGTATCGCATCACCGGCACCTCCTCATCCCAGGCGGGCTGAGGGTCAACACCGGGCACGTCCACCACCTTGCGGACATCACGGCCTTTTTCGCGACCATCTGCGTCATAGTAGACTGCAGGGGTTCCGTCCGGCAAGGTTTCGGTCTCGTAGTGGCTGACCTCTTCCACACCCGCCACAGCATCGTGGTGGACAGTCTGGGTCTCGGGCTTGATGTATCCTTTCGTCAAGTCGGGGGTGGCGATTTCTGCGCCGTTACTGTCAATTATTTTCATAAGGTCTCCTTTCAGGCGACACGCCGCCAGACGTACGCGGAGTAGTAGGGGTTGAGGATGTTCATGGGCTGACCTCCGCCTACAGTCTCTATCGTAAAAGAATACGAACTGAACAATTGCACGCTATCTCCGAAAGCAACATACTCGTCGACGTCGCTAGTCAGGGGCCCGTTTCTTCCCATTGATGCAGTGTTCATTTTTGCATCTTTGCCAGACTGCATCAGCCTATGAGAGTGCGGATACAATTCTTCTTTCGTTTGTGCATGTGTCGCGCTGCCACCCGTACTCCCTGCCGGGTAGGTATCGCTTGCGCCCATGATAAATTTACCCTCAATCCGCTCCCATGTGCCGCCGATAAAGCTTGCCGGGGATGTGGGGTCGTCGCTGGCCCAGAATTTGATTCTGGCGAGGTCTTCTTCTCGCTGGGCGGCGAGAATTTCTTTGATTTTGGCTTCCACCTCAGCCTTGCTGTAAAAAATCGCATTGCCGCTTTCATCTTGCACGGTGGATTTATCAGCTTTGCCCTCCAGCGCATCACCGGTAGCCTTTGCGTCCGCAGGGGCGTTTTCGATGCTGAGGGTTTTGTCAGTATTTGCCTTGGCCCCGGCCTCTTCCGAGTATTTCTTTGCATTGGCTTCACTGGTTGCAGCGGCAGATGCACTGGATGCAGAAGCCTCAGCGGATGCAGCGGATTCGCCAGCTTTTGTGGTTGCAATTCCGGCCTGTTCAGTGGCAGTAGTAGCAGAAGTAAAAGCCTTGTCCGCTTCTCGTTTTGCATTGGCTGCGCTTGCCTCTGCGCTCTTTCGAGCTGCTTCGACTGCTTTAATCCAGTCCTCTTCTGTGCCAACATATCCATACTTTACAGCAATGGCATAGGCGCTATAAGGGCCGATTTCAATTGTTTTGCTCATTCAAACGTCACCTCCAAAATCCCAGAGCCGTTGTCTTGCATATTTATTTCGGTCAAGCTATCGCTTTTAACCATATAAAGAACGCCGTTCTCCTGTTCAAAGTTCATCCAACCACCTTTATTAGCACTTTGTTCTGCAAGACGAGCGCTTTCAGCGGAGTTTTCGGCTTGTTTCTGCGACTTTTGTGCGGACGTTTCGGCATTTACTTCGGACAGTTTTGCATTCAGCTCTGCTTTTTCAGCGGCAATCCTCGCAATGTCAGCGCCTGCAACATCTGAAAGGGCGTTCAGCGTTTCAGCATTCATAGGAGTGCCTTCAACGATAGGCTCGTCGTTGCGAACCAGTGTGACAATTTCTGATGTGCCGTCAGACTTTTTCATTGTCCATCGGTTCGGATACTTTGCTTCTCGGTCAACAAAGTGCATAGTAAGGTTCACCTCCACAGACCGGCTCTGAGCAGTAGATTAGATGGTTATTGGCTATCGTTTCTATATCAAGTAAAATTTCTTCGACCTGATTGATAATCGTATAGTGCAGGTAATTGAGGGAAGCGGGGATTTCGGGGGTATCATTCTTGCCGCTGCACAAAGACCGAATTGATTTGATATTGGAAAGCCAACGAGAAGCATCCGAGACAGTCAGGTATCCATTTACATCCCAGTCGGTTTTTACCGAAACAGATGCGTTTAAGATGGACGCGATCTCTTGAATCCCGCTTTCGATGCGGTTATAGTCCATGTAGCTCAGAGCGCCCTTCATGCCAGCGGCCCATTCTGCCTGCTCTTTCTCTGTCCACGTTCCTGCTTTTGCTTTCAATGCAAGCGCTTTGACTTGAGCAACATCATCATTGGTTCTGTCTGTGATCCACCGGGTCAACGAACATCAGCTCCTTCCAAGAGATACCCTTCGACCGTCCCGTGAAAACAACCGGAATACTGATAAGAAAAGCTCGTAGTCAACAGTACAGAGGAATAGCCAAACTGGTGATGAACAAGAACATAGTCCAAAGCGTCAAAATGCGGGCTTGCACGATATTCCAATGTGACCTTGCGGCGGTTAGAAAGCACCTTGTATGCTTCTGTCAAAATATTCCTGCTCTGGCTGAGAACGCTTTGAGACAACATTTCATTGCTAACAGTCTGCGTTGCTCCGCTTCCTGTTGGGTTTTCCGGGTAAGAATACGTTTTGCTTGTAGTGCTCGAACCATCGGAAGATTTTACGTCAATCGAGCAAGTCACATTTTTCAGCGGAGAAGAGAATGCAATCTCAGGCCAGTTAAAGTTGTTGACAATGTCGATTTCACCGGCAAGGTTTGCTTTTGCAGTGGAGATATCAGGAATTCGTCCAATTACAATCACGCCTTCTCTGGTTTGATATGTTGCCATACCAGCTGCGTTAGCAACCATCTGCAAAATGTCCGAATCCTTATAATTGCTTTTGTCCTGGCTTGTGATATCTGTGCTATAATTTTTCAGCTCTTCGGAAATCTGAAACGTTGCCACGTTGTCATTCAGAAGTTCCAACGCATCGTAGGCCATCTCATAAAGAGTGCCATACATTCTTCCTGTATAGTTAGAAACCATCAGATAGCCAAAAGCATCACGGGCCGTAAAGCTTGCTTCAATGCTATTAGAAGGAACACTCCACTCAGACAAGAAGAACTTGCCGCCTGTAATCCATTCTACCGTTCCGTCCAAGTCCATGCCGTACTCCACAGAGATAGGCTGGCGCTCATACAGGTATTTGTAAAGACCTTCCGGGTTGATCGGGTTCCACTTTTGCGTGCTGTTATCCACCGTAAAAGTGATGCTATCATTCGGGAGTTGGCCGCTGATCGGGTCTCTTGTGGAATCGTGCTTGTACGAAAAAATATCTTTCTTCTCAAACACAATGAACTGGCCCATCTTTATTTGCTCAACCCTTGCACGACGATTTTCCAAGCACCACGACAAGATTTGAATGGAAATGGAATCGTAATTCGCAATCTCCCAGTCAATGTCAGTGGTGACAGAGGAATTATCCGACACTGTTTTTGTAGACACAACTGTGCTTCCAGAATAAGCAGTCAGCTTGAAACCTGTCGGCCATTCATTGAACGTTGATGACCATGTGATGGTAATGCCAGGAATGGTCACGGTATGAACTTTGCTGAACGAGAGCGTAATAATCGGGTGGTTTGAGGTTGAAACACAATTTTCACTAACATAACCAGCCTCCTGAGATTTTACGCTTCTATCAAGCAAGGTATAATTACCGTCCAAAACAGTGAAATTCAATTCACCGGTAGAATATTTCGTATAAGTATGCGATTCACTGTCAACGATAGAAGATACATTGCTGAAGAATGTTTCGCCGTTTGTGCTAGGAATCGCATCTTCTTGCAAACCTGGTTCCGTAACGCCATAGGTGATGCGTACAAACATCTCCGGCACAAGCGTTTCGGAAAACTTGTCAAGCCACTTCTGAGAAGGTTGTACCATAGGCTATACCTCCACAAGCGCAATCGAGCAATCCGTCCAGCCCATCACATTACCGGTTTTAGGCCCGCGCCGCCACATACCAGATGTTCGGTCTGAAACATACATCTGCCGCGTGTCGTATCCGGCCTTTGCCTGGTTATAAAAACGAACAGAACAGTAAAATCGTGTCGTGAACAGGCTGAGAATAGCGGCCCACTGTTGTGCGGTGAGGTAGTTCCACTTCAGGGACACCTTTGCTACATCATGCCGCACAACAGAGCCGACTACTTTACCCTGAACGTTTCGTCCAGAATCCACGATGGTGCTAGTGGTCGCTTCGTAAGAAGAAGGTTCCGGCAAGTCTACGCCATTTACCGTTACCAGTGCTGGAATCGCCATAAACCGCCACCTCCTTAGTAGCTATAAACTTCACTGCCCATCAAAGACTGTCCACGGGCGTTCTGCCGCTTCTCAACGGATGCTGTAATCTGCTTTCCGTCAAGGTAAATTTTGAGTTCCTTGCCACCGGTCAGTTCATCACCATACCGCTGGAAGATGTCAAGGAATGCGTTGTAAGTGCCATTGTAAACAGATTCACGCATTTCCTCTTCGTTGATGTTGACATTTACGCTGGTGGTGCCGCCATAAGAACCGGAGGATGTGCCGTTGTTTTTATCCCATTCTTTCGTTCCTGGGTAAGAACCATTTTTGTACTTTTCCAGCAGTTCCTTGTACTGCTGTTCGTAGTTGGTTGGGTCTTTGGAATCGTCAAAGCTGCTATTGGCCGCTTCTTGACGTTTGCGCTGGCTTTCTTTACGTTCATTTGCAACTTTGTCTGCCCAGTCGTACATGGGGTTAGAAACATAATCCATCTTGCTATGAAGAGGAACCTTATTCCATGCCCAAATTAAGGCGTTAATTGCATCCACAAAGCCCTGAACTGCCGTGCCAATAACGCGTAAAATGGTTTCAAAGACAATTGAAAAGAAATCGCCGATTCCATACCAAAGATTAGACAGGAACGAAGCGATGCTCTTGTTCTTATTGGCAAAATTGACAAGAGCGCCAACCAACATACCAATCAGGGAAATAACCAGCATAACAGGGTTTGCATCCATTGCAATGTTCAAACTCGTCTGAGCAGACGTTGCAGCCATAGCGGAAGGAACGAACTGACTGATAAAGCTAGAAGCCATACCGGCAATGTTGTTCCAAACACTGCTCAGCCCCTGTGTCAGCCACTGCAAGCTGTTATCGGCAATAGACTTGATTTGCTTTCGCTGCTCATCATCCATTGCATGATAGAAATAGGAAGCGGCCCATGTGCCGAGCTTTTGAAGGTCTCCGTTAGAAATCGCATCCCACAGAGTGCCAATGCTGCCGAAGAAATCTGCCTGCAAGCTCTGATCGATGTGCTGCCACTCCGTGTTAAGGCTATTTAAGAAGTTGTTTACATATCCGGTCGCCTGAGTAGAGCCAGCGTTAATCAGCTCGTTGCCTTTCTCCTGCACAGCATTTACAACGCCCTGCATAGCAGTGGAGACGTAGGGGACAGCAGCAGTGATACCGTTTGCAAGGCCTTGGTCGACATAGATACCAAACTGTTCAAATAGCTTGGAAGGGGAGTTGATGTCCGTTTCGGTGGTGAACTTGTCGATGATGGCTTTGGCAAGTCCGCCAACAGTTTTCTTTGCATTCTCAATGCCATTGTTAATACCATTAATCAAGCCCTGAACGATGTTTTTGCCATAATCCAAAAATTTTGCGGGGAGATTTTTGATTGTATCAACCAAACTGTTCCAAGCCTTGTCCCAGTTTTCTTTGAATCCGGCCCACTTCTGGTTCCACCACTCGCCAACACCGACAAACCACCGCTTTAAGCCTACACTCGCTTGGTCAAGCGACTGAATTGGATGCTGAACAAACCCGGGCAAGCTTTCCCATGCAGTCTGAAAATTAGTGCTGAACCCTTTCCACTTTTCATTCCACCACTCGCCAACACCGACAAACCAGTTCTTCAAGCTCTCGCTTGCCTTGTCGAGAGATTCTGTAATCTTGTCCCAGTTTTGATAAATCGCAATTCCGACATCGGTCAGGCCGCCAACAATCAAACCAATCAGTGCGCCGATGCCTGTGCCAATTGGGCCTCCAAGAGAGCCGATAATTGCGCCAATGCCCGCACCAGTCATTGTCGAACCAAGCGGAATCAAAATTCCGTTTAACGTGTTTAAGCCATTTTTGACAGCATCGTAAACGCCCGTTACAAACATAGGTATGCCTGTCACTACTCCGCCAACTGCCGCTCCGATAATCGCGCCAGCAGTAGAGCCGCCAGCTGCTTTAATGGCCGCTCCAACAGCAGTATTTCCAAAGCCGGTCACGATAAACTGAGCAATTCCTTTACCGAGAATGGCTGCGCCTGTAGTTCCAATCAAAGCGCCAAGAACAATTTCAGCGAAATTTTTCCCATTTACGCCATTTTCAATCGCATCTTTAATCCCTGTAATCTCAAGGACAACGCCAACCGTAAAAACACCAAGACCCAAAACAATGGATTTCAGTGCGTTCATTTTTGAGATAGCGTCCACAATATCCGTAATAAGATTTGTGAGTTTCCAAGCGGCAAGGGCGGTTGCCACAGTCGCTATAAGAGGAAGCATACTTTTGATTTTCTGCTTCATCTCATCAATAGATGTGCCAACATAGTTCTTGAACATATCGTAGCCGGACAGGTCTACATCGCCCAAGATGTTGCCAGCAGATGCACCACTGCCAGAGCCAGAACTTCCCTGTGTTGGGTCAATGATGTTCAGCTCATCAAAACCCATCGTGTAGTCCTTGAGGGCTTTGGCAGCTTTCTTTGTCGAATCGGCTGTATCATCCATTGCGTCACCGATACCGCCAACGCTGTCAGCGCTCTTTGTGAAATCAGTGAACACGACCTTCACGCCCATCAGCTTTGCCACCCATTCAACGAACTCTCGAATGAGCTGTACGGCAGCAATCAGTGGGGGGAGAATGGCTTTCAGGGCAGGGTAGAGCAGAGAGCCAACAGACTTTGCCAGCATATCCAGCTGAGCTTTCAGGATTTTAATCTGGTTCGCAGGGCTCTGGATGGTCTGTGCAAGGTTGCCCTGCACGTTGGCAGTCTGCTTCATAATGGCAATGTAACGCAGAACCGCCTTATCTGCCTGGGACAAGCTAGAAACCTGCTTGTTAAAGCCCAAAGCAAGAAGCTCCTGCTGCAACCGTGCCTGAGTTAGATCAATGCCCAAACGGCGAATAGGCTCAATCTCGCCAGAAATAGCGGAGGACATTGCGGTAAAGGTTTCTGCAACGTCCTTGTTCCAATAGGAACCTTCGTCATAGGCAAGCTGGGTCAGGTTCTTGGACAGAACGTATGCTTTGTCACTTGTCAGACCAAACGAAGTACCCAAGCTCTGAATAGTAGCCATGTAGGTCATCGCTTTGGTTGGGTCAACGCCAAGTAATCCCTGCATCTTGCTAATGAGCGTATCGGCTTCACCGCTCAAATTGCCCATAGCATTATGGAACAAGTCTGTTGCTTCATAGAAGTCGTTAAACTTCGCAACAGCGTTGCCAAGATACTCAGCGATAGCTTTCAACGAAACCAGCTTTGCCATGTTCCGCATAAAGCCGTTCATCTGATGGGACAGGCTGAGATAGCTCTTGCGCTGCTTTTCGTTGGCAGCAGTCACACGGTTTGCCTGTGTCACAACTTTGCTCAACTGCGGGGGGAGCTTTGCAAAGGCGTTGCCTACTTTATCAAGCTGAGATGCAAGGGGAGTAAGGGCAGTAGAAATCTTCTGGCAAGAGCTTGCAAAAGAATCAAGATCAGTCGCTTTTAACTTGTCGGTCAGGTCAGGAACCTTTCCGATTGCATTGAAAGCGCTGCCAAGAGCTTTAAGGTTCGATGCGTCCAGAATGGACAGCGGAGCCAAAGCGTTAGTAAGCTGAGTAATGCTTCCAGACATGGAGTAAAAGTCCACGCCGTTCAAGCCAGACACAGCCGCAGGAATCTTCTTGATTGCATTCACGACCGTGTTGATGCTCTTTGCGCTTGCGGTCGTGTTGACGTTGGAAAGCCCATTTAGAAAGCTGGTGATTTTGTCCAGCCCGGACATTCCAGCGGATGCCTGTTTCAGCGTTGCAATGGAACCAGCCAGCTTATCAAGGCTATTTACAACCTTTGTGACGTTGCCCTTTGTGCGCAAATTAGAAATGGCGGTAGCGAGCTTGTCGATATTAAGCTCTGCGCCCTGCGATTCCGCAGAAATCTCTACGGATAAGCTCGTAATATCAACATCAGCCATCACTACCACCATCACTTTCCATCATAGAGAACATCATTCTCTTGATTCGCTCCTGCGCCTCAACTGCGCGTTGGTATTCATACTCGTCTTTCTCCTTTTGAGTAAGGGGAATCGGTCTATCCATGTACTTGATGGGTTTAGACCCTTTCTTTCGGAACATATTGCCAACTGTAGAGGAAAGCGCAGATGCCATGTAAAAGCCGTTTCTCCATGCTTCTGCATTGGCTCTGCGTTCCCGTAGCTCCTCTGCGTCACGGTAGACCTTCGCCAGCCAGACATCACCGTACCAGAACTGGTCGTAGGTCATGCCGATGGAGATGTAATAGGCTTCTACATCGTGGAACAGCTTGGAGAAGGAGAATGGCTCCCCCTCTCCATCTGTTTCCTGAGATTGTGCGGTTACACAATCTCCCACGTTGCGTTTTTTGCGGTCTTGTCCTCAGTGTCAGTTGCCAGCAGGGACTTGGAAGCATCCATGAACATCTCAAGCAGAATGCCCATCAGGTCTTCCTTCTCCTCGATATGCTGGAACATCTCGTCAACGACCTTGCGCTTGATGCCCTTGTTGCGGGCGATGAAAGCACCGTAGAACAGAGCGCGAGAGTTGGACAGCAGATTGGTCATCTGGGTGTACTGGCCAATCTGAAAACCTGCACGCTCGGTGGCTTCCACGCTGTCACGGGTGAAGGTCAGCTCGTAAGTGTTCTTACCATCGGGGGAATGAAAGTTGATAACCTTAGCAGCCATAATAAATGCTCTCCTTTATAAATAGGGGCAGAACTAAATCCGTTGTTCAGTTCTGCCCGGTTTGATTGATTCGATTTTTGCGGTTTAGCCGCCAGTGACAGTCAGGGTCTCGCTGAACTCAGGCTTCTTGGTGAAGATGCAGTTGATGGTCATTTCCACAACCTCGTCCACGCCAAAGCCGGACAAGCCAACCTGATGCATACCCTGCCAAGTGAAGCCAGAGCCGTCCTGCATCTTCAGGGCATAATACTTCACGGCGTTGCTATCGGAAGTCTCATCATAGCCAGCCGCCTTGACCTTTGTATAGTCAGCCTTGTTGTAGTTGGCAGTGAAGGACTTGGTGTCGCTCTGGATGATGCCAAAGATGTTGACCTGCATAGGGTCAGACAGAGTGGTGGCATCCAGAAGGTTCGGCTCAGAGATCAGGTCAGGCACATCCTTGATGTCGCACAGCTTCGTCAGAGCGGTTGCGCTGTCGCCACAATACAGGGTGGTATTCAGACCGGAGATAGCAGTACTCATAGAATGTTTACCTCCTTAGTTTCGGTAAATCATTCCGTCCTCTCCGATTGTTGCCCCGTAGCTGCAATCAATCCGATAGACGGAATTGTTGTACAGCCCATTCAACGGGGCAAACGATTTGCGATAAAATTTAAGCGGTTCAAGAACAGAATCCACGATTCCGACGATGGAACGCGCTTCTGCAATGCGCCCGGTGTTCTTGTTAGAGTAGACCCGCACACGCAGAGAAACAGCAGCGTACTTGCTGTGACCAGCAGAATCAATATGTACAGGAAGATTGCTATTTTCCTCTATCTGCACACACGGAAACTTCTTGACATTGCTGTCATTGATTTCACCGGTAACGAAAACGCCAGGCACTTGCTTTCGCAATTCCTTAGCAACAGCCGTGAAGATAGAATTGAAATAATCAATCAACTATTCCAAACCTCCCTCCACGTTACTTCGACTTGAGAAGCCATTTCCTCAACAGCTCCCCACATAGCCATAGCTGGTTCGTTGCCATCGGTGTAATTCAACTGACCTTTGCCATCCACCTGTTTGACAGGCGTACCGGCATTGCCGGATTCTCCGTAGTAGTACCATCTGCGGTTTGCGCCTTGCCCTTTGCCGTAGGAGCCATGCGCCCCAACGCCGGGCGGCAGTTCACCGCCATATCCGTTGTGGTGTATGCCGGTGCCAAACTCGATAAAGGCAACCGACTTGCCCTCTGCAACGATGGTGCAAGTCTTGTCTTTTTGGTTGATATGGCATTTCACGTCATTGGAGCCAGCGTATTCCGCATTGGCGAAACGCACCTTTGCGACTTCGAGCCCCAACCAAGAAAGGCGAAAAGCAAACGCTCTAGCCTTTTTGTTCAGGGTGGCCTTGTACTCCTGTATCTGACGTTCCGCATCACGAAGTCCGGCATCGCTCAACCTCACTTTAATTTTCACTTGCAGCCACCTCTTTCAGTGCATATAACGTGTCTGTGATATGCTCTGCGACCTTGACCACGATGTAATTGAAGGGCTTTGAAATGTCTGTCTGAAACCAGATGTGTGTACCTTCGTAAAGTGGTGTATTGCGCTTTTTGCTGGACGAACTGACAACGTAGCTATAATCCGTGAATGCTCCAAAAGGGCTTGCTTCCGCAGAACCAGTAGGCGGGCTGACGTTCAACATCAGCTTTGCGGGGTCACTCCATGTTTGCGATGTCTCGCCGGTTTCGTTGCCCCACTCGTCCACAACAGGCGTTTTCTCGCCAACCGGGTTTGAATACCACAGCGGGCGCTTGTCTAGCGGGCTTCCATTGAACATCAGCCGATAACACCTACTCTCGGAACCACTTCATTCAGCAGGGACTGCGCCACATCGGAACTTTCCCACACACGAGTAATACCATTGTTGGTATAGCTCGTCTGTCCGTTTGCGCCGATGTGGTTGTACAGTTCCGCTGCAATGCGTATCTGCAACGACTGATACTGAGAGGGCAACTCGTCCGGCCTGTTGCCGAAGGGGTAGCCCTGTGCAAATATCTTGTCTTTGGCGAAATCAAGCAGCAGGTCGAAGAGTGGGTAGTCCTCTTCCGTGATTTCACGGTCAAGTGCAGGGGCAATGTACTGCCCCAGCTTGACTGCCGCTTCGGAATACTGGTCTCCCATGCTGCTTTCCTCCTTTCGCCTTAGTAAGCCTTGATGCAGTACACAGCGTCCATGCGCTCAAAGGACGGCAGGACGATCTCAGAAGCATAGACGTTTGCGTTGACCGGGTGAATGGTCAGCTCAGTGGTAATTGCAACGCCAGTGTTCACGATGGACACGGATGCACCGGACTGACCAGACAGCAGGTCGGCTTCCTCAGGAGTAGTGCCGTACCAAGTGCTGCCCAGAGCGCCGGAAGGAGCAACCACCACCATGCCATCGGGCAGGTACTTTTCGCTTGCACTGTACTGGTCTGCCTTGAACATCTTGTCGTACAGATGGATAGTCAGACCGGTTGCAGATTCGATAATCTGCCGTGCTTCGGCATCCAGCAGAACGGCGTTTGCCTTTGCAGTGACGGTCATAAACCGATTCTTCACCTCGTCCGCAGCGATCATGTTGCGGAAGGTAGCGGTGTTCATGTACACCTCAGTCACGACCTCGCCAACGCTTGCCAAAACAGCGTCCTTTGCGGCGTTCAGGTCAGCAATGGGAGTGGCGGTTGCAGCAGACCACTTAGACTTGGCGACACCACTGATATCCTTAAAGTTGGTGGATTTCCAGCCGCCGTCCGGGTCGTAGTTGTAGGTGTAGTTCACACCGTTTGCCTTGATGGTGATGCCAGGAACGCCATTGGCGGGAGCCAGCAGCTGCCAGATCATACGCTCAGGCACAATGCGTGCGCCAGTGATAAGCTGCGCGGTATCATCGTACAGGCGGTTCATCACATCACGGGCATAGGGGTCGTTGCTGTCCAGAACGCGCAGGATTTCCTGACGGTCTTTCTCGCCCAGATGGTAGCCCTCACGGAAGAACGGCATCTCGGTCTCGTCGAACTTGAAGCCCTCACGGGTGCGGAACGTAGCCTTTGCGTCAAATGCGCTGGGCATCAGAGACACGCCAACGCCCTTGTGGCCACGCAGCCACTTCAGGTCGAGACCAGCCTTCTTCTTGGCGGGGAACAGTGCGTCAGATGCAAAGGGCATCGCGTTTGTGGGGTCGTTCGTCCAATAGGCGGCAATCGCAGCCGGGGCAAAGACTTCCTTAAGATTCAGTGCCATGTTGTTTTACCTCCTATTAAGCGTTCACGCTGATGTTGTCACGGCAGAAGATGCCGGGGACGGCGGTCTTGAGTGCCTTGATTGCGTCAGCGTCAAAGGTGAAGCCGGAACTTGCAGCTACTTTCTTAGTGTCGATAACGCCACGAATCAGCAGAGAAGCATTGGGGTTCTCTGCCGGGTCAACGTCATACAGCAGGATGCCGTCAGCGTTGATGGTCTTAGAGCCAGTCTCGCCAGCAGCAACAGCTTTCTTGCCAGCCAGCGTCATGGGATAGCCAGCCTTAACCGCAGCAGCTTCGGTCACGGTAAAGGGAATGGCGGTGTAGTCATTGGAAGCAAGGATGGTATCGTTGATTCCGTTGACCGTGTTTCGGGTAAACTTCATGTTTTCCTCCTTGTTAATGGAAAGCACTCATTGCGTCACTCGATGCCTTAGAAGTATTTGCGTTCTGCTGTGCAAGGCTCTTAGCAAACGCCACGCCTTCGCTATCAGAGCCACCCTTGCCATCCGCACCCGGTGGCGTGGGCATATCCTTCAGCAGGGAAGCCTTGTATGCGGTGTCATGGGCGGTCATAAACTCCGACTGGAACTTAAACACCTTCTCCATGTCACCGTCAGCCAGTGCAGATGCAGCCTTGCCAGCCAGTTCGGCGTCATAACCCTGTGCAACGAACTTCTCACGGTAAGATGCAAGGGTCTTTTCCTTGACAAGATTCTCCTTGTCGGCAGTCAGGGCTTCAATCTGCTTCTGCATCTCTGCCAGCTTGTCGGCCTGTTCCTGTGCGGCGTTCTCGTCATCGGTGCGCTTTGCCTTGAGCTGCTTCTTGTACTCAGCAGCTTCGCCATTGGCTTTCGTCACGGCGTTACGTAGCTTCTCAACCTCTGCGCTAGGGTCTGCAACCTTTTCAAGCGCAGAAATGATTTCATCGGCTGTCATGCCCTCTTTATAGGCATCACCAAGCAACACATTGAGTTTCATATCGTTAATTTCCTCCTGCGTTTTTTTACCGTTGCTTCCCTGCAACGCTGCGAAATTTGTATCCCGGCTTCCCTGCCGGAATATATCAGCCCGCTTGTGCGGATTGATTTTGATTGAATTTGGCAAAAATATTGAACTCATTTCGTACTCATTAACGAAAACAGGGTATTTCTGTTAATGAGTTCAACTTTTCAAGCCCAAAAAGTTCAATTCGTTCCGATTTTGTTGACGTTAACAAAATCGTCAGACCGTTCTGTGTTCCCGGCATTTGTGTCAGGAACATCCTGTTTAGGCCGTTCCTGTGGCTTCGGCGCTTTCCCGTCTTTGCCCAACTTGCCAGCGGCAATCAGGAAGGGCTTGCTCATTTCGTAAGCAGCCTGCGGGTCAGGGAACAGACCGGGCGTAGTGAACGCCAACTGCGGGTCAATCGGTTGTTGAATCATCTGTGCGAAAATCTGAACCTTGCTCTGCTGGTTATCGTACTGGCGGCGCGGCAGTTTGATGTTGATGTCACTTGCCATCAGCTTAGAACCAGCCGTGTCACGCAGGATTTTCAGCATTACAGACAGGCTCTGGCGTTCAGCGTACTTGAACATATTCTCGTACTGCTGTGCCCTTGCTTCGGTGTGATTCCAGCCGTTGCGGACGATAACTGCGCCCACGTTGTCGGATGTTGCGTTCTCGCTGCCAGTGGCACTGGGCATGGCAGTCAGACTGCGGTACACGTTCAACATGGAATCAAGCAGGGTCTGGCTCTGCTGCTGGTCAAGCTCGTTTGCAATCTGCGAAACAGAAGCAGGCAGACCAGCGGTGGATTTCAGGCACATTGCGCCCAATTCCTTCACCTTGTTCAACGCATCCTCGTCAACAAGGCAGTTGGTAAACACCATGATGGACTGGATGAACTGCGCCACGCCGTCCAAACGATTGCTTTCAAGGTCGTTGATGGCATCCAGCACAGGAATAGCCGGTTCAAACAAGCCCATCCGCTCCGGGTTCAGCTTATATTCGACCATCGGCAGCATTCCGAGGGAGTGATTCTCCGACTTTGTAACCTTGCCGTTGTCGATCTCAAAGTACTGGTTCGGCGTATACACGCAAATCAGGTCGTTCAGGTCATTCTGATAATTGCGTGGGATGTGCAACACGTTGGCAATGGGCTTGTGGCCGATGCCGGAGTTGTAAATCACATACGCCATGTCCGGGTCGGGAACATCCACCAGCAGTGGTGTTTCGTCCGGGTAGTTGCCGTTGTACCCCTTGTCAGGAAGAACGATGCGGTATCCCTGTCCGCTCTCCAACATCCACTGCCAGAGCCGCCGATCAAGAGCATCCTTGCCCTCATACTGCAAAGCGTTGGACAGGCGGGCAATTTCCTCACCGTCACCTGTTGCCGTTTCAGACCGCACATAAGAGCAAGGTGTGCCGCTCATGTAACCTGTGTAGAAGCCCACGCATTCATTGGCGTGGTTCTCTACAATGCGGTTGGTGATTTCAGCGTGGTACTCCTTCGTTCGATGGAGGACAGGCTGGCTGCCCAAGTAGTAGTTGTGCAGAAAACGAATCTCATTTTTGTTCCGCGAATGAATAGGCTCTGCCTTACCCATAACTACTTTCAGAACATTCGCCCGATTGATTTCCGTTTCCGGCGTTTCAATCGGTCTACGTCCGGTCAGCGGCTCATTCAAAAGGTCATCAACAACTATCTGATACTCAGCCATGCGTTCCTCCTTTCCGGCAAAATAAAAAGCGCAGCAAGACAAACCTGTTAAGGTCTATCTCACTGCGCTTACAACTGCGCTTTAAAAGCTATTCAGTTTTTAAATTTTGGTACGGAGACCCATGTATCTTTTGGAAGGTTGGAATCCCCAATTGTAATCCAATGGCAAAGAGGGCACAGAAGAGAAAACTTGCCTTCTACTTCGCCAAGATAACGTCCGCAATCACACGGATTGCCGTTTGCGTCTTTTCGAGGACGCTTGCATCTGACTTTCGCTACCATCTGTGCTCCTTTCGTTTGATTTCTGGGAACAGGCTGTTGAGCACAGACCTGTTGGAAGCTGCTGGGAAACTGTTCGCACTTCCAGCCGTGCTATTTTCCGCCCCGGAAAACCTTCACAGTCTTTTTGTTTGCCGGACAGGCAATGGTTCGGACTGCGATTCGGACGCGGAAGCCGGATTTGAACCAGCGACCTCTTGGCAACCAAGCGAGCTACCTGACTGCTCCACTCCGCGATAGAAACCCGGCTTAATTGGTTAACCGCTGCTCTTCGCAAAAGGAGAAAATTCAAAAAAGCCTTTTGCATCGAGAGCCGGGAATAGCGGTGAGGTGTCAAAAGAGAAATCCCATGCAAAGCAAGAGGATAGTTGTGCTGCGTAGCGGGTTTGAACCGCTTCGTGTCAGTTGGGGGAGTACAAACAACGTTCCGTCCACTCGGAAACGCAACATATAATCCCCACGACAGAGAAAGGCGGCTGTCGTGGGTGAGTAAGAAAGGAGGGTATTACACAACAAATGACGAGTAAAAATGACTTAAAAATCTCGCCAACGCAATACCTAGAGGAAGCTGCAAATCTTCCTGGTACTATTGTAAGCCATGTCAACAGGCAAATCAAATTTTAATGCCTACGCACCCGGCTATTTAGGGTAATTATTAAAACGGCCTCTTGACAGGCTCAATTTTGCTGATTCCGTTATACAATTCATCGGCAAGCTGTGCCAGACTATCCGGTGCGTCATCGTGCGGAACTTTGCCAAGCTGCGTGAACATCGTCACCTGTTCCATGAACGCCTTGTACTCTTTCGACTGGTGTTTTTCGTCAAGGAAATAGAACCGCTTAATGTCCGGTGCATACTGGATGATTCTTGACAGCTTGCTTTGCCCACTCGGCGCACGTTGGCTACGGACAGAGCAGTGATAACCTTGCTGCCGAAGCTGGCTGTCTACCACGTCACAATATTCATCACCGCCGTTGTTGGCTTCACCACGCACCACGTTGATTTTATGTTGGATGATTTTGCCCACGACTTCTGGTCTGGTCACGGTCTTATCGCCGTTATTGAACACAAGGTCTGGGATAAACACAGCATCCCCGTACACATAAGCGATAGGACAGGCGGTGAAGTCGCCGCCACCCCATGCAATATCCATGACCATGAGCTTGCGATCGGGCTCGCCATCAGGTAGAACACCGTTGAAATACCGCAGTTCATCGGCAGGGAACAGCAGGCCTTCACGCACATAGGGCTTGCCCATGTACTTTGCCCACCATGTTGCATCGTCAATGCTGGCTTTCATGTCGGCATAGTAGGCATCGTCAAAGCCAACGCCATAGTCATAATTGAAATTGCTGTGTCCGTTCTCATCCACCGCAGGAATCACCCGGAATCGGTACTTGGGATTGTCCGCATACTGGTTTTGAATGCGTCCCAGAGGGTCAAGCACGTTCCAGCGTGTACCGACCATAAGTTCCAATGCGCCCTGCTTTTTACGGTCTTTCAGCTGGTTCAAATAGGCATCGTACTTGTTGTTCAAACGATCAACATTCAGGCTTTCTTCCAAGTCCTCAATCAAGTCATCGCTGTACAGAACGCCGCCCTCGCCAATTTCAACAGCACCAGTCAGCGTACCGCCAATAGAGCGACAGGTCAGAGTGGGAAAACGCTTCTTTCGGTTCAGGTCAACGCTTTCGTCCTTTGCGCTCTTGTCCACAAGCTGAACGTTAGGGAAGATTTTGCCCCAATTGTAGGTCACGGGGTCGGTGATGATGGATAGTACCTCGCCGTAGAAGCCGTTGGTCAGCTTGTCGGAATGTCCACTCATAACCGATGCAACATCAGGACGGTTGCCCATCAGCCATGTGATGAAGAATATACAAAGAGTTGATTTTCCTGTTCTCGGAGCCATAGAAATCCCCAAGAAATCTACACGATGGAAAAACAAGTCCTCTAGGTCACGAACCAACGTTAGAAGCACCTTTCTGCGTGGCTGATAGAACTTCTTCTCCGGCGCACGGTTCCATTCAAGGTAGATGCAATAGCTGTCGAACACATCCTTTGCTTCAAACAGGTACGTCCGGCCGATAATGTCATAGACCTTCGCCACGTCCTCACCTGTTTTCATCTTGCCCATCATAGCTGCACAGACGGAGCGCAGCTCACCAGAGTATTTGTAGGCGTCGAACCGCTTGTTTTGCGACAGGGCATCTCTCAGGTTCACCACCGCCTGAAACCAGTCCTCGTAGACCTGTGCTTCGGTCGGATTCTGCTTTGCATACGCTTTGATACTGTCAATGATGGCGATACACTGCTTTGGTTGCATAAAAAAATAGGCACCCCCTACCTGAAAATGTAAAGAGTGCCTACAACTGCACAAAAATCAAATATTCGGTTTTATAATGCTGTTTCGGAAAAATTATTTACTAAAATCCATCTTAATAAATGGGTTGTGTAGTTTATTTGACTTCTTCTGCAAGCTGGTTGAGCCTGCGTTTCAGCTCGTCCGCATCGTAATACAAAGCGTCTGCGACAGCATTGAGAATATCGGGCTTGTCGGTGTAATCGCATAGCGTTTCAATTAGTTTCAAGCTCTGCTCTGACAATTTTACGGTTTTCATGTCACTTTTCCTTTCTCGTTCGGTTTTATTCTAGGTTGCGAACAATGTCACCTATTCTGTTCAGCAATCCGATACCATGTCTGGCGAGTTACACCAAGCTGCTTTGCAGCGTCCGTGACCGTGAGAATGCGCTTCTCCACCTGCTCATGGAGAACGTCAAAGAGGTTGCGGTCATACTCGGTGGGCTTGCGGCCTTCCCTGTAATCGGGGCGCTGACTGGCAATCTTCTTGCCCTCTTTGGTACGCTCAACAATCATGTCACGCTCAAACTGGGCAAACACAAGGAACATACCTCTCATAGCCCTACTAGCAGGGGTGTTGTCCATCACACCAAGATTCAGCACGTTCACCCGGATTCCTTTTTCAATCCATGAATCAATCAGTTCATACCCACCGACAAGGCTTCTGGCAACACGATCTAGCTTTGTCACAACGATTGTATCGCCGCTCTGAATTTCCGCTTCTAGCTTGTCCAGTTCCTTGCGTTCCATCTTAGTGCCGGTATAGACCTCTTTGAAAATCTTAGTTGCACCAGCGGCCTTGAGAGCTTCTTCCTGCGATTCAAGGCTGTTGCCGTCAATCGCCTGACCAGCGGAACTGACACGAGCGTAACCGTAAATCATTTTCCTTCACTCGCTTCCTTTGCTTTTCTCGTAAAGTATTCAGCCTTAAACTCATCTAGACCATCATCAAGAATATATCTTTCATTGCAATCCGGGTCAACTGGTTCAAGAACAATGCGATAGCCTAAAAGCCAACAAAATCTTGCCAAAATTCTAACAGTAAGACCATCACCTCTTAATCGCTGCGTGACGAAAGAACTAGTTTTTTCTTTCCCGCCAATTTCGTGTGCCCAATAAGTCTTGGTTTTACTTTTATCTCTTTTTTGTTCATTTTCTATAAGTTCCCTTACCACTTCATTGCTCTGCATAAGGCTTCCTCTCTTTCTTTAAACCAATTATAAACTTTTTAGTGTTGGATGTCAAGAACTTTTTAGTGTTCAGACATATTTTTTTACTATCAATAGGGTGGTCAAACGGCTGTAAACTTTTTCGTTGCTTTACAAACTGTATACTTGAATAGCAGCCTTACGAATTATCGAAAAATATACTTTCGAGCGTTACCATTAAAGTAAACCAATCCGTTTACAAAACCACTATCAAATAACGTAAATTTACGTTAGAATGAGTAAAAATAAGATATATCTGATGAAAATTATACAAATTGGGCTGTTGACAACTATATACCAAGCGTCTATAATCTAAGACAGCAGAACACACGATGAATCAGCCAGCAACGGTAGATTTATCCTTTGTGGCATAAAAAATAGGCCGTCAGCATACCGACCAAAGTAGCACTGACGACCTATTCCACCACAAAACAGAAGCTACGCAACCAAGGGCGCAGTCTCGGTTTCTGTCAATTATTATAGCAGAAGCAAACGACTTCTGCAATAGAAAGGAGCAAAAAACATGAACTTTCCAACGACAACCGAAGAATTTTTGAAAACCCTCTCCCACGGCAAAGAGCCGACCAGCGAGGGAAGGGAGTACGCAGAAGCGCTGGGCAAGCTGTCCGAACTGAACTATCGGGCAGGGTACGAAGCGGGACGTAAAGAAAAGTAACATAATTTCGGCAATTCGTATGTATTATAAATTACATCGTAAAATCGTTTGAAATTATTTACTTCACAAGGAAAAGTGGTATAATATTATCACACGGAAAGGAGGTGAATGAACATGACTTTAACCAAGCACCGCAATGGCAAGCAGGCCAACGTGAACATGGACACGGCAACGCTGGAAAAGGTGGATAACTACTGCCTGACGCTGGACATCAGCCGTAGCCAGTTCATGCGTAAGGCCGCTGCCGAGTATCTGAAAAACCATCCGCTGCCCAATGAAAACGAAAAATGATACGCTCGCTAAAGTTTGCCGACCGCAGCGAACGTATCATATGCTCAACAATGGAAATGGAGCCATTGCGCCCTTATTATAGCAAATTGGCTCAGTTTCCGCAAGCTATTTAAGGAGATTCTATGAACTATAGTATCACAACTAAGACCGAAATTCAACTGATCGAGGGTGTTAGCTGCTACGAAGAAAACGGAGTGGCTTACATCCGGCTGGAAGATGCTGCTCGTGGACTTGGCTTTACGCAAGAGAAAAATGGAGTTGAATACGTCAAATGGGAACGTGTTGAAGAATATATTCGTAGCTTCGCAAATTCCCCACTTGTGGGGAAAAGACCTGAATACATCCCCGAAAACATATTTTACCGCCTTTGCATGAAAGCCAATAACGAGACGGCGCAGAAGTTTCAGGCGCTTGTATGTGATGTGATTCTTCCCGAACTTCGCAAGCGTGGTTATGTTGCTCTTTATCCGAATGGACAGCCGAGCAGCTTGCAGATTTTGAACATGATGGTTAAGGCTGTGAACGAACAGGCTGAACGAAGCGCAGAAACCGAAAAGCGTGTGGATGCCATTGAATCCAGTTTCAACAATATGTGCTCGATTATGACTATCAGCGTCAAAGGCGATGCACGAAAGGTCTGTCAGCGCACGTTGAATGCCATTGCAACCAAGCGTGGCGGTGGTACGGCATACGCAGACGTATGGAATGAAGTCTACGATGAAATGAAGGGGAACGGATTCGATGTTCGCCGCCGTTTGGATAACCGCAAGAAGGACGCCGCATCTAAGGGCATGAGCAAGACTTTTGTTCGAAAAATCAACGCTGTTGACATCATCTTCGACAGCAAAGACAAGAAAATGGAATCTGCGTTCATTAACTCCGTGCGCCGTTTGGCAGCGGCCACAAACGTAAAGTTTGAGATCAAGGAAGAAAAGCAGTCCGCATAATACATAACAGCCAATAAGAAAAGCCAGTGGTTAGAGAGCATCTAGCCGCTGGCTTTTTGTGTTATGGGTCAATCCTGCAAAGCAATGACTTCGTAGGAGCTATATCCAACAAACCCGGACGATGGGTAAAGTTCAAATGTTGTTGTTTGCCCAGACGGAAGTGCATCGGTTATGTATGTGCAATCGCCACCCACAGGGACTTCGTTTCCTTCGGTGTCTTTCATTTTATAAATGACGATAACTTTTATCCAGTTGCTCGTGAACTGGCTATTGTTTGTAATTTGACCTGTGTAACGCAGATCGTACCCAGAGCCGCGTTTAGAAACATTGGTGACGGAAAGTTCACCAGCACGAATAGCCTGATTGGATGTGCTCGCTTTGTGGAAATTCCGCTCATTTGCAGTGATAGTGTATTCCATTCTGGTTGGAGTAATGCCTTCGGAATCAAACGACACATATCCAGCGTACCAATAAGAATCTCCCTCTGCAATCCAGTCGAGGGTTTGTTCATCAGTTTTTAATACTGAACCGTCAGAACCGAAAACAGAGGCCTTTAGAGATACAAAATCAACGGCGTAATCGGGGTACGTATTCTCAACCAGTACAGCGTAGTAGACATAGTATCTCGTTTTTCCGTATTCGTGCTTGGTTTCAAGGTGACTATGAGATTCCTTAATTTTAACAGTTCCTTCTTCGTTAGTTTCTTCTAGTTGAGCAGGGGATGCAAACTCATCCGGCTTTTCGACAGCTATCGCACATAAAGGCGACATTAAAAGTACGGCCGCTACCAGAGCTGCCGCAATGATTCTCTTTCTCATTTTTGATTCTTCCTTTCTTTGGCCAGAATTTTATATAACGTTTGAAATACCATGTGTCATAAGATACACACCAAAAACCAAAAGAGCCGCGCCCACAATGATGCCCCATATTGAAGCGGCAATCTTTTCGTTCTTTTCTCTCTTTTCTTTATTCTTGTCATTCTTTTGGTTCATTGCAGATTCCTCCCTTTCAAGGCTTGTAAGGCAAGTATAGCACAGAACGCAGACCCTTTGTAGGGGTCTTTTTTGTTTTTGCGGGAAATTTTTGAAATTGACAATAGGGGTGGGGTAATTTTTTGAGCCTTTTTTTATTTTTTCGGTGGTGACGGGACTCACCGGGCGGGGCTGTACGGCGGCTATATACCCCGCCGGTGCACCCCCTGCACCGTCCAGCGCACCCGGACAGACTGCACAGAGC